CACTTCCTCCAATTAATATTAATCATAAATATCTCTCCTAAAATATCTTTTTTGTTTGGGAGGAGATAAATAAATAACTCTTTTTCCCAAATTTTCTATTTCATCAATTATCTCATTTATTTTTTCTGCTATTTTTTCCAGTTTAGTTTTATTTTCACTTGTAAGTTTTTCTATCATTTTACTTCCTCCAATATTTTTAATCCTTTTTTTAGATCATCCTTAGATATTATCAAAGGAGGGGCTATCTTTATTGATTCTCTTCCTGTTTTGATTAATAATAAACCTTTTTCCATAGCTTTATAACACACTTTGGTGGCATACTCTTCACTTTCAGTTACTATTCCTGCCAATAACCCTTTGCCATTTATTTCACAATTTGGAAATATTTCTTTTAATCTTTTATGTAATAAACAACCTTTAGATTTTACTGATGGTAATATTTTTAATATCTCTTTAAAGTTTGCCAATCCCACTGCACAACATAAAGGATTAGCTGAATGAGTTGAAGACATACTTCCTTCTTCTGGTGTATCTAATATTTCCTTTCTACCTATAACTCCTGCCATTGGTAAACTGCTAGTAAATCCTTTACCTACACAAATTAAATCAGGCTCTATATCATAATGCATATAATTAAACAATTTACCTGTTCTTCCCATTCCTCCCTGTATTTCATCAAAACACACTAGAATATCATTTCTTTTACACCATTTAATCAAATCTTGTATATATTTATTAGGATAAAATCTAGCACTCCAACCTTGATATGTTTCTATTATGATTCCTGCAATATCTTGAGCACTATAAAATAATTCATTGGGGTTAAATTCATCTCCATTATTTGGGAAATTTAACCAACAAATTTCAGGCATATCTTTCCCAAATGCCCATCTATTATTTTTTCCTTTTCCCTTTAATTGTTCAGCTAACATAGTTCTACCATGCATTGCTCCTTCAAAGGAAATAATAAACCTTTTACCTCTATGAAAGTTTTTCATTCCATACATTTTCATCATTTTAACTGCCGCTTCTGTAGCCTCCGTTCCAGAAGATACTAAAAAAGCTTTTTCACAAAAAGAAGGAGTATTTTCAATTAAATATTTAAGGAATTTAGCTTTAATTTCTGTATTAAAAGTATAGGAGTGTAATAACCAATCATCACATTGTTTTTTTATCGCTTCTATTATTTTAGGGTTGGAATGTCCGATATTTGTGACAGCAATTCCAGAAGTGAAATCCAGATACTTTTTTCCTTGTAAACCATATACATAGCTACCGTTGGCAGAATTCCACACTACAGGAAGATTATTACGCATACTACGTGCCTCAAACCTGTATATTGCACCAATTACTTCTTTTTCTGTCATTTTTATTTTCTCCATTTTAAACTTCTTGATTTTCATATTCACAATAAAATCCTTGTTCCAGTTTATTACTGTTCCCGTTATAATACATACAATATTCTCTACAAAAAAAGAAATCAACTTTTGGATGTTCACCTTTAATAATCATTGGACAATTGAATATTTGATTAAATGGAATACCTATTACTTTTTTCATTTTACGTGTCCTACTTTTATCTTGATCACTCCATTTTTCTGTCATTTTCATTTCCCCCATTTAACTCTATCCCAAGCGAGCTCATGAAAATAATAGCAAATGGTTTCCACTATTTCTATTGCCACACCTATTATTCCTGCTTGTTCTACAGAAACTTTATATCCAAGCAAATGACCTGCTATATAAACAATAATACTATGAACAAAGAGGTCGATGATGAGGTAGGTTAACGTTTTTACAACAGTTCTCATTTTAAATTTATTCCATTGTAATAGTCAAATTACACGCTACAGCCCACATAATTCCAAATAAAAACATTAATGAAAGTAAAATTTGTTTGGTAATTACAAAAGTTATTATAGCTGGAATCATTCCACAAATAAATGCTATTTTAAATCCTTTTAAACCTCTTTTATATTCTTCCATTTTTATCTCCAAATTTTAGGTTGACCAAAAGCTCCTTTGGTTATAGGTTTTTTCTTTTTTACATTAAAAAATTTCTTATATTTTCTTCTTTCCATCCAAGATATCCATTGTTTAAACATATTCATAATATTCACTCCTCACTTCCAGTTTATTTCAGCCTCACCCTTCGGACCCTGTGTTTTTGTTGTAATATCCTCTTTATCTTCAAAACTCTCTACTGTTTTTAATCTAGTTTTTGAAAGAGTAAATGGTTTTAATCTTGTTCCTGCTGGTCCATAACATCCATAACCTTCTTTAACCCAAGCATCTTCTAATACCTGTCTATCAGCAACATAATATTGTCTCAACATACTCTTATGTTCTAATCCTATATGACACTCTCTATGATGTATATAAACATAAGCATCTCTAGCAGGTATAACAGTTCCTCCTACACCATAAACTCTCATAATTATATCATTTTCTCCTTGACCACTAATAAAGTTTCTATCATATCCTCCAAGTTCAAAAAATAATTCTCTATTCATTAAAGCCATTGGAGCCATTATAGGAGTATCATTCCATTTACCAAAGAATCTATGTTGATGCCAAACATCTCTTCCATCTTCAATAGTATGCATAGAAACTATAGCTTTTTTACTATTTGCGTCTTTATAATATTTATATGCTTTATCTAAATTCTTTTGAGGGAGTCCTATTGTTTTTAAACTGTAAGTGGCATCATCTGTTGACCATCCGCACAATAAGCCACTAGCATAGTTAGCGGAGATTTGGTAACATTGTGCCGGCTTACACGCAGCTTCAATATATTTAAATTCTGGATATTTAGATAAATCAAAAGTTGGTTTATTTGGTCCAGCAAATATTACCTCATATGGTATTGTGTTATCCTTTAAAGAATCTAAAAATTTAACCCAATCCTTTGGACGAGCTGCACTAGCGAACAAACTTACTAAAGGTTTCTCCATTTTTATTTTTCTCCTTTTTCTATTTTTTCCACTTTTTCCACTTTTTCTACTGTCAAAAATGCCCAACCTAAAGGTTGATTTCCAGCATACAAAGCTCCATTTTTCCAAGTTACTTTAAAAATACCTTCATTTGTTTTAACCATATCTCCAATTCTCACCTTTTTATCGTTATTGTCATATATAAAATAGTCTTCTGCTTTCATCTTTTTCTTGGTGTTTTTTGTTTTTTTTCTGTTTTTTTTCTGTTTTTTTTCTTATAAATCTTGCTCTAGCTATCTTTTTTCTATTAATTTTAGATTTCTCTTTATCTGTAATTCCTTCTTGTATATTTTTTTCATATCCTGAATGTCCTTTTAATTTTTCCAATCTCTCTTGTTGTTCTTTTTGATATTCTTTATTCTTATTCCACAGTTCTTTAATTTTCTTTCTTTGAATTTCCTTCTTTCCTGCTCTCAATAGTTGAGTTGTTTTATTTTTAGCCTTTTTGTGTTCCGTTCTTCGTCTTTTACTGTGAGCCATATTTATTCTCCTTCAATTGCTATACCTATTATTCCTGATTTATAACTATATTTCTTTTTGAATGTTTACTATAGTATACCCCAAAATATTCTTTAATTTGATATAGTAAATCTCTCATAGATTCCAAGTCACTGAATTCATTTTCGCCTTCTGCTACTACAACAGAAGTTTCTTCTTCTGCTCCATTAAATTTACCTTTTAAAATATAACCATTTTCAACTCTTTCTATTTCCAATTTCCACATTTTAACCTCCTCAGAACCTCCTAAAACCGCGAAAAGAAGAATCTTCCTTTAAATACAACTCTTTAGCTTGTTTTCTCATATATCCTGCATGTTTGGAATAATAATTATTTATTAATTTGCAGTTAGCTTTATAAAGTAATTTGTTAGCCTGTTTCTTGCTAATATCTTCCATAAAATTAACGGACATTAAATCGGAATTAATATGTTTTATGTAAAAGTCTTCACAATCCTTTATTAATCCTTTTTCTATTGCATAATAATATAATGGACATCCTGGGTATGGAGTACAAAATCGAATAGTCCTTAATTGGGCACAATCATCATATTTAAGTAGGAATTCTACATCTTTTTTTAAAGTTTCCTCTGTATCTCCTCTACTTCCCCACATAATATTGAGCCCGGAACTGATCTTCTCCTTTAAAGTTGCTTCAACTCCTTTTATTATTATATCAGTAGTAAGGGCTTTATTCATTAACTTCAACACTTTATTATCCATAGCTTCTACACCATAGTTAATAAATATACAACCAGCTCTTTTCATTATTTTTAATACTTTTGGAGTTGCATAATTTAACCTACCATTACAATGCCATTTAATGTTCAATTCAGATTTAATTATTGCTTCACAAAAACTTATAGTCCTTTGTTCGGAAGACATTAATAATTCATCAGAAAAATCTATAGCATTAATATTGAAAGCTTTTTTTAAATATCTTATTTCATCTAATATAGCTTCATGATTTCTAGGTCTAAACTTTTTGTCCATTCTAAAACAGAACGAGCAATTATGTACTAAAACTTGATTGGCAAAAAACCAATTGTATCCAGGAACTTCCATACAGTAAGTGTCTTCTTTTTTATCTAACCATTCTACTCTTACTACTTTATGGTTGATTTCTTTTTTATTTTTCCTTCTTGTTTCTAACATTTTTCTAACAGTATCAGGATTTTTCATTGGATTATCATCTGATAACATTCTTTTTCTAGCACCTTCTGCTATATTTATATTTCCTATATTTGGGTGAGATATTTTTTTATATTTTTCTTTTAATGTTTCTCCCATTTTTTTAGCAATAGTTTTATCTTTCATAGGATTTTTATTTTTCATCCTTTCCGAATGTCTTTTTTTATTTTTTTCAGACATAGGATGTCCCTTTAATATACCGTCTTCCCATAATTTTTTTATTCTTTTTCTTATATCTTTTAAATGATATTTTTTTGTATGCTCACTTTTTGTTGTAAGTTTTAAATTTAAAATTAGGTTATTTTCTTTGTTATGGTCAATGTGATGTATACACTCATGTTTTTTCAGCTTTCTACCAATAAAACTTTCTATTATTAAAATGTGCTTTTTAATGCGTTGATATTTCCCAAATTTAATATCAATATATCCATTAAATTTTTTGTATTTTATAGCTCTAACCCTTTGTTTAGTTTTTAAATATTGAGCTTCCATTTCCTTTTCTTTTGTTATTTTATGTTGATTCCCTGTTTTAAAAGTCATAAATTTATGGTCTGGAGTGCAATCTATAAAAGAACCATCATCAAAATGCACTCTAACTAATTCAGCTTTTTCTCTAGTTAGTGAAATATTTTTTGCTTTAGCATAAATTAAATCTTTTGTTTTAGGATTTCTAGTTAAAACACTAACATTTTTACCTATTAAATCTTTAATTTTCTGTTGCCCCATTTCTAAAGTATCTATTAAAGTATCTCCTTGTAGGCAATTAAATTTACAACCTCTCCCGGAAAGAACCGGTAGCATGAAATCCTCAGAATTTATGTGAACATATCTTTGTAATCTATAAAAATATATAGGAAATTTTTTATAAGCAGGCCAAGGTATACTATCTATATCTTTAATTAAAGGTCTATCTTCATTTATAGTTACTTCATTTGTTATTGGATTCCTAAAAGCAATACCTTTAATATTATCAGGTTTACCATTATTAGATATTTCCTTTAATAATTCAACTACAGTTTCCTCACCTTCCGATCTCACAACAATATCCGCTTGCATTTTTTTAAGATAAAATTCTGGTTCGGGACTAGGTCCGTGTCCTCCTAATATATATATAGGTCTATCTTTAGCTTCATTAATAGCTTTAGATATTTTTTTTAATTTTTGATATTGATAATATCCAGCTATTATATTTACTCCTATAACATCATAGTGACTTCTATTGAGAAACCAAGTAATATGTTCATCTGGAGAATGATGTAAATCTTGAGTATAAATATCAACATGATATCCCTCCTTAATTAAAGTTCCAGCTATATAAGCTAGTCCTTGAGGGAAAGGAGGGATAAAATTGCCTGAATCATAAACCAAGAGCAATATCCTTGTTTTATTTAGCATCATTATAATCTTTGTTCATTTCAGATTCTGATATTGTTCTATTTTTATTTTTAATTCTTTGAGATAAACTTGGAGAAACTACTCTATTTTTACTTTTTGCCTTTTCAACTATCTTTTGTTTTGTTTTAGCTACATTAGATATTTTAATTTTAGGTCTTTTTCCTTTACTATCTCCCAATTTCTCTACTAATTTAATTAAATTACCATCAAAATCTTTACAGAAACAAATTTTAAATTCTCCAGTTTCATCTACTGTTGGTTCTGAAATAAACCTCACCTTAGATTCTAAAAGAGATGTATAAACATCATCAATATTATTTACACTAAAAGCTATATGATTCCATTTACCCTTTTCAAAATCTCTAGGCATAACATAAAGCTCAATTATAATATTACCTTTACCTACTTTTATATAATTAAGATTTTTTATTTTTAAAACTTTATTGGAAAAATTCTCATTTGCCATCCCTTTTTCCATAACCTTAAATCCCAATATATTACAATAAAAATCTAGAGCTTTCTTTTCATTTTTAACACTCAATCCAACTTGTACTATTTCTTTAAACATTATTTACCTCCTGTTTTCCTTTGTTTTTTTACTTTAAAAACCTATTTCCATAAAAAACAATAAAATTAGCTGTACTAAATAAAATATTAATAAGACCTTGATGATGTTTACCTAATATTAGACAACATATTCCTGCCACTAAAAACGTTCCACATGCCAGTGGTTGACATATATCTAGTATTAATTTAACCATATTCTTCTCCTTTTTTAGCATCAGTTACCAGAATAGTGTTTAAGAGTATCCACGGAATACTCTTAAATAGCACGAGGATAGGTCTAGAATCGATTTTAGTAGTAAAATCGTATATCTCCACTTATAAAAGGAAACTACGCTTAAAACGCATCCTAAGAACATTAAATTGTATTTCGATAATCTCTTATCTTAATGTAAGATTCATAGTAAAGTATATCTGTCTTTTTCAATTTCTTTATATAACCTCTCTTAACCATTCTATCAATCATAGTTTTATACAGTTTTGGGTAATGTTTTTTCATCATTTTAACAGAGAATTTTTCAGCTTGATATTCACTTTCTATTTTTTGTTTATCTGTTCTATAAGGTAATTTGTTGAGGAAATGTCCTAATTCATGAAAAAGGGTATTAATTAAATTAAAATCTTCTAATTGCCCCAACCTTCTAGAATGATATACTAAACAAATGTTTTCGTTATCCCATTCGCTTAAAGAAACCGCACAATCACATCTATTGTCTTTAAGTATAGGTATACTTTTAGCAAGATTTAATCTTCCTACCCAATAGTGAAATAATCTGATAAATTGTGTGGCTTTAGTTTCTTTTTTCATTTGCTATCTAATGCCTTTCCACAAAAATCACATATCAATCTTTGTCCATCAAAATGACCTGGAGCCCACATATAATCCATCCACTCTGAAGTAGGGTGGTTACAGTATTCTTGTAATTTTTCTATTTCTCTTTTATGTCTATTCCTCATTTCTTCAATGTTTTCCATATTATATCACCTCTATTACTATTTTACCTTTACGAGCTTTAATTTTAATTTTTGAGCCTTTTATATAATCATACATTAATTTTGTCAAATTATGATTGTCTAGAATTAATCCTAATTCTTCATTCAAAAGATCATCCCAATTACAAGTATAAGTATCTTCAAATTCTTCATCCCAAATTTCTCCAGTTCCAAGAATTGGTGATATTATGTTATCTTTTTGTTGGATTCCTCTTTCCATTCCTTTATTACCATCTACATTAGTCATTTCTTTCTCCTACTTAATATGTCCCATATAGGAATCTTTCTTTTGAATTCCCTTGAGGCCTGAAAATGTCTTATTACTACTCCCTCATCCGATATAAAAGGTTTCCTTCCTTGAGGGAGAGTATTTATATAACAATAGGTTAAGGGTAATTCGTAAATTTTAATATCTTTTCTAGTTTTTAGTATTTTATCTAAACAGACCTGCTCCCAAACATTACCTTCCATTGATTTTCTATACCACTCTTCACATAAATTTCTAACATGTGGTCGATTTCTTGCCATAAATGTTCCTGTCAACAATTCCCTTACTTTGCTACCTGGATAGTTATACCAAGTCTCCCAATTTAATCTATGAAAAGCCAAATCATACTCTGGAGGAATCTCCTCAAAAAGCACCGGGGTTTTTTCAATAATACAATCAACGTCTAAAAGAACCAGATTATAAGGAAAAGGATAATCTACCAAATGTTCAAGTAGAAAAATTGCTTTATAAGCAGTATTTTTATACCAATTGCCCAAATTAGGAACTTCTTTAACACTATAGTTGAGATTAAATCTCTTTAAAGAAGGTATTAATTTCTCTTCTGCAATGTTCTTATAAGGGGTGTTCTGAGTCCAATATCCTAAAAATATAGTATGTTTCATATTATTCATAATAATTTTAAATGTCCCGTTATCTTATCAATATCTTCTGATTTGGCTGGTCCAATAGCTACTGCTGTTAATGTTGGTTTATTTACTTTCATTTCCCCAGTTCCTTGACATTTAAAACAAAGAGCGTTATTACCTTCTCCAGTTTCAACATAACCGTCCCCATCACAATTATCACATATAATATCTTCTTTAAATTCAGTATTTCCGCAATCTTCTATTATAGCACAAGGTAATTTTGTAGCTTTAGCGTCTTGGTATAAACAAACTAGTTTTTCTTCTGAATCACAGCCAACTACTATTTTGGTGAATTTGCCTTTTAACCACTCTTTAATATCATCTTTATTTGTTAAATCTATTTCCAATTTACATATTTTATACTTGTCAGCTTCAATTTTAGTAATAATTTTGCATATATTTAATAACACCTTCATACTTGCATGAGCCCCTTGAGACACCATTTTTCCTTTCCTCATATTGAGATCCTTCCGTAAAATGATTACTTGCTTAATCATTTTTTTCTATCCTCTTGAAAAACTCCGAATAGTCAATCTTTTCAAATTGGTAAATATGGCTACTAGGACTAACATTTACTATCTTACAATCTTCTTTATTATATAAGTCAAAATCTTTAATTTTCTTATTTGGAGTATTATTTTGGTTGAGATATATTTCAGGGTTACCTGCTCCAGTAGAATATATATTTAATTCCTTTATTTTATCCTGATAACAATGAGTCTTTCTATTTGCTATACTAGTTGATCCCCAGTCAAATCCCAGAATATAGGCTATATCAAACTTTTCTCTAACCGCTAAAGATAGTGCAAACATTCCTACTAATCCATTGGCACCTATAAATATATGGCTAACTTTTTCCATTTTTTCTTTATAAAATTCTTTCTCTCTACAAACATCATATTGTTGTATAATATCTCCAAAAAAAGCATAATGAGCGTGTCTTTTACAACATAATATTACTCCCTTTTTTGACATATTTTGTATAGCTGCTCCATTACGTCTAAAGAAACTTATATCCACCCATAGTTGCCTGGTTGGTAATAAATCTGAAGGAAATATTCTATATATACTATTTAAACTCCATATTTCTTTACCTTTTATTTTTTCCCATAGACCTTTACTTATACCATCTTCTATAGATGTTCCGGCTCCGAGTATGATTACACTTTTCATTCTATATTTCCTCCAATTTTCACATCACTTTCAATTTCGTCTCCCCAAACATTCCAAATTGGAGAATCTTTTTGCTTAAAAAGATTTAATGAGGTTTTTCTGCGAGCAAAAAGTTCTAAATATGGAGGATAACTTACTTTTTCTATCATTTCTCTCATTTTCTCAGGTTTTACAGAATGTTTAGTTCTATTTTCAAATAAGACGGTTAATCCTTGTTGTCTTTTATTGTCTTTTATTTTATAAGGCAGACATCCTTTTACTCCAAATAAACAATGTTCAGTCATTCCTCTAAAATATTGTCCAAGTCCAAATCTATCTTTTACCCATGTAATCATAGTTTTATATTTAAATCCCCATTTTTCCATTACAAATAAACCATCTTTAAGAAAGTTATTTGTAACCCATAAATATAAATGAGCATTGTCTTCGGATGGTATTTTAAGGTTTGCTATATCTTTAGTTTTCATTAATCTATAATGCCTATCGGCTCCTCTTTTAATTTTTCCTCCACCTTGTTCGTTCCAGGGCGGATCAGAATAGATGGTTTTATAGCATTGTTGCATTTAATATCCTTTTTACTTCCTTAAAATTTCTTTTTTCTTTACCCATTAAATATCTAATCTTTATTATTGTTTTTTCACTGTTTTTTTTATTTTCTAAATATTTTATTAAGTTTTCTCCACTCAATTTTATTTCACTCCTTCTATTTTATAATGAAATAACATTAATTTCTTCTGGTAAATCGTTTAAACTATGAACGACACATAATAATTGGAAAGGTAGGTTTTTAAATAGATTTAATACTATTTGTAAATTTTCAGAATCAAGTGATGAAAATCCTTCATCTGCTATTATTAATCCACTTTCTCCTTTTTCCATTAGTAATGCTAATTGAAACGCTATAGAGATAACTAATCTTTGTCCACTAGATAAATCTTTATAATTATATTCCTCTTTATCTTCTTTATCTTCTTTATCTTCCCTACTATTCTTAATTAATTTTAAAACAATATCTCCTTTTTCATCTAAATCAAATTTAATAGTAAATCCGACCTTTATTATAATATCATTAATAATAGGTTCCAATATTTTTATCCACTCTATTATACAATAGGATGTAAATCCATCTAATTCTTTTATAGATTTCTTAAATATTTCAATATCTTTATTTGTCCATTTATATTTCTTGAGTTTTAATCTATTTTCCAATTTATACTGTAATCTATTTAGTTTGGTTTTTCTTTTTAAATCTTTATCTATTAGATTTTTAAAATAATCTAAATTCTCTTTACTTTCAAGTATTTTTGAATTCGCTTCATTTATTATTTTATTTAATTCTGCTATTTCATTGCTAATTTTACCAATCAAATGTAGCTTAATACTTTCAGTTATCTCTCTTTTACAAATTGGACAGTTTGAATATTGAATTATATCATTCTTTTGTTCTTTAAATATATTTTTCTTACTTTCATTTCCACTTTTTTTTCTAACAAAATTTAAATGATCATTTTCCAATATTTTATATTCTCTTTCGAAATTGAACATTTGTTCAGTGAGATTTAGTAATCCTATTTCTATTTGATATAATCTTTTTTCTGAGGGATATAAAATGGAGTTTAGCTGTAAATTATCTTTATTAAAGATTTCTCTTTCTCTCTTTTTCTCCATTAAATTATTTCTCATATTATTAAATAGAGATTCATTAAAAGAAAATAAAGTTTTCCTTAGAGAAGTTTTACCTTCTTCTAGAATATTAATTCCTTGTTTTAAATCTATCATTCTAAACTTTCTAAAATAATCTATATTCTTATATCTTTTATTTAACCACTCTTGAGCGGTTTTACTAGTTGCAAATTCCAATGGAACTAATTTATTGTCAGCAAGATATTCAACTTTAAATATTTTTAAATCTGTAGGATATTTTCTTACTATTTTCAAATCGTCAATATAACCTTCAACACAACATTCTTTAGTTTTATTTCTAGTAGGCAGTTTGGATAAAGCAACTTCACTGAATCCAAAAAATAGAAACAAAATACTGTCTTTTATTAGCGTGGACTTACCTATTCCGTTTTTACCTGTTATTAGATTAACTTTATCAAAACAAAATGTACGTGGTTTATAAAAGTTTTTAAAACCTGTTAATGTTATACTTTTTATTTCCATTTCACTTCCAAATATGTCCAACATATTTAAATTTAGTTACAGCTTTAAGCCAATTTTTAAATTCAAAAAAATGTAAATCTTTATAATAAGCTTTTATATATCCAGCATTAAGTTCAACATCCAAAAGAACACCCCAAACTCTATCATCTATTTCATAAACTTCTCCATTAATATAATCTCCACTTTTATCACTTCTAATCGCCACTGGATAATGACCGGCATCATATAATATATATCCTGGTATATTTGTTTCATAAAGGAATTTAGAATTTCCTAATAATCTATGATTATAATGATTCTTTTTCAGAGATCCGTAGATGAACAATTTCATTTTCTAATACCCTCCTAACATCCATATCACTGATACTTTTTATCCACTTGTTAAATATATCTTTTAAAGATAATTTTATATTTCTACCTTTAGGTGTAATTGTTATGTTATCAAAATCACATTTAATTTTAAACTGAACAAACCTACTTTTATATTTTTGAATATAATTTATTCCATTTTTAAAATCATCAAAATTCTTAAATGTTAATCTAACTTTAGTATTTCTATCTATATCATCCAATTCATTTATATTAAAAACTTCTTTCATAGGAATAGCGTTTTTTATTTCGTAGAAATCTATTTTACCTTTTTTATATTTAGCTATATATTTTTTATCAACACCAATTTCTGCAAAAGTAGTGTAAATAATGGAACCTAAGTGACAGTCTTTATTGTTGATTTGTTGCCGTTGATGCTGATGTCCCAAAAAACTGTTTTTATACTGTTTCAAATCTTTGGTATTAACTAAATACCTATCATGACTAGGCAGATTAATAGCGAAAAACATATAGGATTTTTCTGTCATTTTATGACCAAAATATATATTATCAATAACCAAATCTTCAACGATATTAATACCTAAATATTTTAAATATTCCACACTATTATCATCATCTTTATAATTAATCATAGGGTGATTGCCACGAAGCATATAAAAGTTTAATGAATTTTGAAAAAACTCTTTAGCCCAATAAGTTCCAAATTTTAATTCTTTAGCAGTTGGTCTATTCTTATGAAAGAAATCTCCCAGTTGAACAATAATATCATTATTTTTATCCGTATGAGTTAAAATTTCAGAAAAAACATTATCTAATTCGTCTAAAGAGTTTTCCTGTATATGGCTATCCCCAACGACTAGTATATTCATTTATTCAGTTTTTTTCTCTTCAACCTTCTTTTCAACTTTACTTTCTTCTATTAACTCTTTAATTGATTTTAAAGCACCACTGATTTCAAGAAGTCTCATATCATAAGTATTAAGCAGTTTTTGAGTATCTTGTTTTTTACCTAAAAGCTCTCTAGCTTCAGTTTCTAATATTTTAATTTTATTTTCTAAATTCATTTTTTCTCCTTTGTTCTTCTCTATTTCCCTCTGTTTCTTCCTTTATTTTCATTGCCTCTACCTAACTTTTTACCTAATCCCAATCCACGACCTCTACCTAATCCTTTACCTCTACCCATTCTGTCAGATTTTGCAACTAAATCACAATTTTTCCCTCTTCCAAGTCTTCCGCTGCCATCCTTATTAGGCATAATTTCTCCTTTTTTTAATTTTCTATGTAATTTTAAATGACAACTTCTACATAAAGTTATTCCATTATCCACGTTAAATCTTAAATGTGGATAATCTGCAAAAGATTTTTTATGATGTGCAACAATATTTCTTAATTTTCTAAAACATTCCTGACAAGTATAATTATCTCTTTTATAAACTTTATCTCTCCATTCTTTATATTCTTTAGATTTTTTAATTAAAGAATTTTTAGATGTTACCCCTCCTTTCCAATTAACATTCTTCTCTCCAATGTGTTCTCCTTTTTTAAATTCTGTTTTAACAGAAAGATGTCTACCTTTGAGAGATTTACTTATTTTGTTTTTAGTTTCTTCAGAATGTTTGCCAGTAAATCCACTACTGCCCTTTTTAAACCATCCTTTATTAAGCCCATTTTTTGGTATGCCGGTTGGCATATTATTACCTCCTTAAAATTTTTTATTATGCAAATTTGGCCTCTTTCTATTTACTTTTAATTTAGCTATAATTTCTTGTTCCAAGGAATAGTATTTTTTCGATAACATTTTAAACACATTTTACTTCCATACAAAAAAGTATTTTGATGAATTTTTTTATTACAAATTATACAATAATATTTCCTTTTTGTTACTCCTCCCTTCCAATTACCATTATATTCCCCATTACCTTTGCAAAATGGACATATACAATCTTTTTTGTGATTCGATTTTTTCTCTTTATGAGAATTAGACATTTTTCTTTTACTTTCTTCTGTGTGATGTTTACCATAAAAATAATGTTTTTTTCCTTTTTTTGCTTCAGACATTTTTCTTTTAGTTTCTTCAGAATGTTTTTTACCTGTATTTATTTTAATTAGTTGTTTTCGGTGTTTATCTGATATTTTTTTACCTTTACTACCTAATCCAATTTTTCTTTTAGTTTCTTCAGAATGTTTCCTGTTTCTTCCAGCTAAACTTATTTTTTTTCTAGTTTCTAAAGAAGCAACTCTTCCTTTAGCTCTTTCAGATATTTTTAAACGTGTGGCTTTGCTTGGTTTCCACCCCAAATTACCTTCACCTCCATCAGTAAGGTTATATCCATTTGGTCTTTTTGATTTTAAAAGTTTTATATAATATTTTTCCCTTTCAAAAAGTTCTTGTTTTGTTTTACACTTATCAATTACTTCCCAAGAAAAATTTTCAATTTTATATTTATTAATAGCTCTATACAATAAATATTTTTGTTTTTGTTTAGCAGCTTTCAAATGTTGTTTAATTCTTTTTTCTAAAGAGTAACTTGTTTGGCCTACATAAATTTTTTTGTTTATATTATTAGTAATTTTATAAATAATCATTAAAAAAGTTTACCGTGTCTTTTGGGTCTTTTGCGGTTATAAGCTAATTTTTTTTCTATTTGCCATTCTAAATCAATATTTTCCGATTCACAAAGGTCAAAAATTCTGATTGTGGTATCACAAAGTTCATCTTCAAAAGTATCTTTTCTCCAAACTTTATCTTTTTGTAAATTTCCTTTTCTAAGTGCTTCACAAGCTTCTGCTAATTCTGTCACACACAACATGAGTAACTCGGATAAATTTCTCTTCTTTTTACCATTCTTACCCCAAAAGCCCTTAGACACTGCTATAGCGTGAGATTGTTTTTGTAGTGTTTTTAAATTCATAATTGTTTCTTTTTATATAATGGGCATTTTATTATTTTAACGAAACCAAACTGTTTACAACTTTTTTCACAAGTCAGACATTTAGTATTCCATTTCGTTGATTTCTTTCCTAAACTTTTCTTTTGTTTTTTTTCTGTTGTATATTTTGTCATTGCCTTTCACCCTTGTACGAGGATTAAATCCCCACATCACTCTTCCTTTTAGTTTTTTGTACTGTTTTAGAATATCTTTTTCTTTCATTTTTAACTCTACATTGAGGACATTTACAACTTGGTAAACACAAAGGTAATCTCCAATTTCCTCTCGATTTTTTTCCCATTTCTAAATACTTCTATTATTCTGTAAAGAAAATAATCTAATTTTTTCCCACAATAGTTCCGTTGAAATAACATCTTCCACATTGTGATCCAAAACATGTTTAAGAGCTTTTTTATCTCCTTTAGCTGCATTATACCAAGATTGAAAATCAAATTTATGTCCTTTAGCTTCAATACCAAAAAAATTACAAGCATTAAATAAACTTCTAGATTTTAAAGAAAATTTAGTTTTTAATAGAAAATATGTATCCGTATGATAAATTTCCTTATATACAGGAAAATCCATTCCATAATAAACTGCTCTAGTTCTTAGAAAAGGAAGATCAAAAAAAGTAGAATAATGTCCTATAACTCTAGTATATTTTCTCAAGTCTTTAATTAAATCAACCATTAATCTCTTATCATTGTCCTTTGATAACATACATTCTTTAGGAGTTATAGAATTTGTATGTACTTTTCCATTTAAATCCTTAATACAATAAGTCATCATAAATCCCATATCAGCTTTAAAGTTAAAAGTAAAAGTTTCTATATCAAGAAATCCTATCCTTTCTTTTATAACTAATTTTCTTCCTTTAGATGTTGTAAGTACTGCTTCCTCTTTATAAGCACAATTTGGATGTGTTAAAAAATTGTGTCCATGCTTACAAGTCATTCTAGATAATTTTAATATATCCTCCTTCTTCATCTTAGATATTAAACGGTATGTAGCTAAACTGCCTTTTTTATTTTTTTTCATTTATTCTCCTTACCATTAATATATTTTGTAGATTTTTCACCAAAATAGAAAGCTAATAAAGCTACATCAATAGTCTTTAACAATTCAGGAACCTTTAAACCTACTATTATTAAGTAAGATGTAGTTCCAAAGAACAGTATAGTGAATACTGTTCTAGGTTTTATTAAAGTTAATATAGCTTTATTAGTATCTAAAATCACTTTTCCTATGATTTCACCTACATTCATATTACGCTTTTCCGTTTTTCACCAATTGATAAATAACTTCAATAGATAGATTTAATATACTATCAGATATATTAATTCCTTTAGATTGAATATAATCAGTAATCTTTTGAAACACTTGTTTCTTTGCTTCTTCATTTTCTAAATCTGTACCTTGTACTTCTTTAATAATTGTCACTAATTCATCATAAATAGGTGAAATATAAACTTTTACAAAGTTAAATACCCATCTAATCTTACGATATACTGAACTAAAAAATTCAAATATTTTCCACATAATCATTCCTCCTTTTAAATATTTTATAATGTACAGGATTCGTCTGAACATTTTTGTCTTGCCGGTTTTTTTCTTACTAATACTCCATCTTTACTTCCATCACGAAAAATAGTAATACCTTTACATCCATTTTTCCAGGCTTGCATATAAATATTTTTAACATCTTCTACACTAGCTGAATTTGGTAGATTAATAGTTTTACTAATACTACCATCTAACCATTCCTGCCATTTGGCTTGAACCTTTAAATGCCATTCAGGACTAATTTCGTGAGCTGTTCTAACATATTTAGATTTATATAACTCTCTAGTTTCTCTGATAATGCCAACTGTTAAATGTCTTTCAAAGTCTATATCAAATATAGGTTCTATACCACTACTACAATCTGCTAATAAAGATAAACTACCAGTTGGTGCTATTATTCTTTTCCAAAAACAATTCTTTGCCAATTTATCAGTAACTTCTTTATAAACTACTCCTATTTGATCTATAAAATCTAAACATTCTTGACTATCATATTTAATACCTAATTTTATTAAACAATCAGCAAATCCCATTATACCTACCCCTATAGGGTCTAATTCTTTCATAGTTTTAGTAATTCGGGATAAGGGATAATGCGACACTGCATTATTATTTCTTAATGCTCTAACTGCAACTTCCAAATATTTTTCAAATAAGTCAAAATCAAATTTATTATATCTTACTAATTTACTAACATTAATACTTCCCAAACAACAAGCTCCATATTCCGGAAGTGGAACCTCCCCGCATGGATTAGTTGTTTTAATTTTTATTTTTGGAAAGTATATATTATCTTTATTTATTCTGTTATAAAACAAAAATCCAGGATCTCCACTGTTCCAAGCACAAAAACACATTACATCAAATATAGTTTTAGCATTTAATATTGCACAAGTTTTATTGTTATTGGGATTTTTTAACTCTATCTTATTATTTTTTTCTACATCCTGCATAAATTTATCACTAACCATAACAGATATATTAAAATTTGTTAAATCACCTTTTATTTTACTTTGAATGAAATTCATTATTTCTGCATGTTCAAAATTAAGTACACCCATTAAAGCTCCACGCCTAAACCCGCCTTGTTTAACTACTTCAGTAGCTGTATCAAATAATTTCATAAAAGATACAACACCACTACTTGTGCCCCCTGTTCCAAGAGTAGAATCTTTAGGTCTTAATTTGGAAAAATTAATTCCAACTCCTCCTCCTGACTTAAAAATAATTATCATATCTCTTAAAGCGTCACTAATACTTTCCATAGTATCTTCAATAGGTAATACAAAACAAGCATGTAAATTGCCTTTTTTTGTTCCAGCATTTCTAATACAAGGAGAATTTGGCAAAAAAATTCCCTCATTCATAGCCACTCTTAATTTTTTCTCAAATTTAGAATCTCCAAGAGATAAAGCATTAGCTACCCTTTTATAAACATCTTTAGCTTGTTCATTATCTCTACAATATCTCTGTTCGAGAAGATTTTTTGCATTTCTACTAATTGACATTTTCCATTTCCTTTAATTTGTTTTTAAATATAGAGTTGCCCAATTTCTCAGGCAACCCCAATATTTCTTTTATTATCTACTTTCTTCCGTATCTCTACGATCTAAATCATCAGTTTTAGGTTCTTTTAATTCGATACCTTTAGCTTTTAAATCAATAGTTTGATTTGTTCTTACATTGTGCAATAGCTTTAAATTTAAAGTTGACAATTTAACCAAAACTTTTAACAAACTTTCTACACTAGCGTCTTTATCACCTATAACTTTGTGAGCCATATTAATCTCTTCATGAATAGCTGTACTTGATAACATTACTTTCCCTCCTTTTTTCCAAACTCAATATTAGTATCCTTCTTTAAAAACTTTTCACTTTCTTTTAATTCATCATGATAAGTTTTCTCAATAAATCTAACTTCATAATCTTTATCTAAATTTAAAAGAAAATGCCCCAATTCGTCATTGTTTTCCAAGTAAGTTATAAAATTCAACTTACTTTTTCCATGTTGTAATTCTACCTTCCAACCCATAATACCTCCTCTATCTTCTCAGAATAAACTAAGCTGATTTTCATCATGTAAATCTATTGTACTCCATTTTAAACTATCATAAATATTTTCAGCTTTATTAATAATATTCCTTCTAATAATCTCTTTCCAATTGACATCATCTTTATTAAAAACACTATCTTTTTTTAATCCTATAACATCAATTATTTTACCATCATTATCATAACCCAACTTTTTGGTGAATATATACCAGAATAACTCTACATTTCTAACATCAAATTTATCTCCAAATAGCTTTTTACTATTTTCTCTTGCTCTAACAAATATTGGTTTATAAAGGTATTCTTTGTCTTGAACTTTACAAGGAAACGCTACATCAATTAACGGTAAAGTTTTTATTCTTTTCTTTTCATTTTTTATCCACTTTATAATTTCACTTTGAGATTCTTTGTTTAAAACTTTTTCTATTAATTCTCTTTGGAAGTAAGCCTCATATTTACTACTAGAAGCTCTTTTTACTTCTACTCCTTTTATTTCTGGCTCCTTTTTTCCTTCCACATAACCATAGTAATGGCACATCCCGAGAAAAATAATTTTAGTGAAATATCCTTCATAGTCAAATTTTAAATCAATACAATTTTTACCATATTTTCTACCCCAATCCTGTATATATTTATTTAATTTAGCGGATAAATCTTCCTTTGAGTTATACAGTAAACTGTCAGTATCCCAAAAAATTACTTTATATCCATCTTCTTCTATTCTATCTTTACAATAGATTAATAAATCTCTAACTAAAAAAGTAATAGATGATACAATATCATTATTATAAAGCCTAAAATACGGAGATCCGAATACGCCAAAAGCCGAATTTATAATTCCTTTTACAGCATCATATTTGTTTTTTAAATCAGGATTTTCCTTTAATTCCTTCTTTAAATTGTTTTTTAACACTAATATTTTTTTAACCATACTAGGAAGTAAAGCGTTACTATTCTGTTTAAATTTAACTCCATTTATTTCTGTACCTTCTTTTCCTTCTTTTTTATTTATATTTGATTCATCAAGACAAAAATTTATTATCATTGAAGGATATGCCGATCCAAGATCAACTTTTCCAACATCAAAAAACATACCATTTTCAGTAACTTCTCTTGTGGCTCCTTTAAATCCTAATTTTTTAACATCTTTCTTTTTATTTGGAAGGATTATATTCTTTAGCTTTGCTTCTTCTAAGAGCATTGATTCTATTATACGAGAATTCCATTTAAGATCTTCCCACTTGACCTTAGAGATTCTTCTTATTTCATCATAATAAGGAATAAGTTTATATCTATTCTCTAACTCTACCATCATACTTACATCATCATAATTTCTTAATTTTATGTTTTCATTTAACATACTAAAATCAACATCTTTATATACTTTACCCTTACCTAAAAACTTTTCTCCAATATAATCTAAAGTATAACTTGCTTCTCTCATAAATACTTTACTAAATAATCCTGGACTTTTCTTATTTCCCGAATAATCCACTATACTGATTCCGGCAGGATAAAAAATATCTTTCCCTTCACCCATTCTAACACTATTTATAGGACTTATTTTTTTAGCAAAATTTTTAATCCTATTATGGAGATAAGTATAATCAAAGCTTACATTCCAGCTAAACCAGATATCCGGTTTAATATCTTGCAAATACTTTACAAATTCATTTAACAATGTTTCCTCATTAGAACACTCACCTAAATACCAAGTATTATACTTTTTAGTAAATGAATCATAAGATGTAATACAAGATATTGGATATTTGGCTTGTTCCGGATGTGGGAAATCTTTACACAACACCTCAATATCTATAAATACATACTTAATTGGGCAAGGTTCTATTTTATCTACTTTATGTATAAGATAATTATTTACATATAAAATATCTGCACTATAACTATCTTCCGATCTAAATTTAGAAACATCTTTAGGTTCTGATACAAATATCTTTTTTAAAGGAACTCCATCATAACCTATATAACTACCTTTTTGGTCTGGCGCGTAGTAATGAGGGAAAAAGTCAGAATTCTTTCTTATAATTTGATTTCCTTTGTCGTCTCTGGAAAACAAATAAACTATTTTACCTTTTGAATGTATGTTAGTTAATCGCATATTTTTAATTATAGAGTTAGTTTTATATTAACGTTATATCCTACTGTCTTTCTATCTCCAATTTCGTAAATTTTAGATATATCTACATTACAATCCATTAGACTTTCTCCAGTAAGTTTAGATAAAAGTTTTGAAATTTTATTTTCTACTATTTCTCTTTCATTTATAATTTCTTTAATTGTCATATTTACCTCTAAACTTACTCTGGTTTATTCTTCATTATACTTTGTTGGAAATTAATCAACATTTTTCTAGCATCCAAAATCCTCTCAATTCCTTTATAGGAGGCTTCATTTTCAATCATTCTTTCTAAAGCTTCCTTTAATTCAATACTTCTAGAAGATAGTTTTAAATAAGCTTTATCCTCAGAAATACTATCCTTAATAGTATTCTCTTCATAAGCTTTGGCTAACGCTATTTTTAAAACTTTTACAGCCTTAGCGTAATCTTCTCTAGCTTTTAAATAATTATCTGCTAATCTACAATTATCTTTAGCCACTTCCCAGAGAGCCTTAGAATCATCAAAGTCTATATTGTACATATTTATTCTCCTTTTTTCCTTTCACTCATACATTTTTTACACAACGATGAGATCCATCCTTTGGATTGTGTAACTTCATCTTTAGAGCCACATACTTCACAAGTTTTATAAGATTCTTCTTCGGCTTTATCAATTAAATCTTCTATTTCATCATTACTGTAATAACAATATACCCTCAATCCACCGTATTTTTCTTTGGTTTGTACAACTTTGAAATCTTTTAACTTTTCTTTTTTAACTATCTTGTTTATATCTGAAAATAATTTTTCAAGTAATGGAATCCATCCGTTTCCACATTCAAATCCAAAAACCATTAGCCCTTCTTGCAAGTTGGTAGGTTTCAGAAAATCATATTTATCTTGTAGTTCTTTTCTATTCATACTGCCTTCGGATTACAACCATTACAGAGCCAAACTAATTTATCATTTGCTCTCTCATTAAAAAATACCCACTTACCTTCCTTCTCTTTTTTACAACAAAAACATATATGTTTTTCAGGCATCTAATTCTCCTATATTATATTTACTAATCTCAATTCCACTTTCATTCAAGATTGTTTTAGAATAACTATCATATTCAGGACCTTCTAAATAAACTAATCTTTTTACTCCAGCATTAATAATTTCTATTGCACAATCCTTACATACTTGTCCACAGAAACAATATAGTGTAGTATCTTTTGTAGATATTCCATTTCTTGCCGCTTGAATTAAAGCGTTCCTTTCTCCATGTCCCGCTTGACAGAGATGTAATCCTTCACCAGATTTGTAACCTAAAACTTTACGAGGACAACCATCTGGTATTGCCCCATCTATACTTTTTTCGTATACTTTTTCTTTATCTAAATTACAATAGAAATCCATTAATCTTTCATTACAGTGTTTAACTCCACGGCTTGGTCCATTATATCCTGTACTAACAATCGCCTTATCCTTAACTAATACTGCTCCAATTTTACGAGATAAACAAGATGAGTTTTTAGATACTTCTCTTGCGATACGGAGAAAATATAAATCAAACTTCTTACTCATAACTCTCTTATTCTATTTTGTATTTCATCTCTAATTTTATCAAAAATTTTAACAATTACTGTATCACAAACATTATCTATTCCACTACCAAGCATCTCCAAAAATCCTACTATATATGCTACTATAGCTATAGGAACTAAAACAAGAAATAGTAGAAAGTGTAGAAATCCTTTAAATATATGTTTTATGGTTTCCATTCTTTCCTCCTCTATAACAACAGTAAAATAACAAATGTTATTACAATTCCTATAACTAAAGCAGAAACTGTAGTACGTATAAGTCTAATCACTATTTTTCTTTCAATCTCCATCTTACTCCTTATTTAACTTTAAAGATAATTCTTTCACTTCTTTTTCAAATTCCGCAACTTGGTATCTCAAGTCAATATTTTGTTTTTCAAATTCACCTAACTCCAAACCAACTTTAGCTCTTTGGTCGTAGATTTTTCTAAGTATACTAGTTTGTTTTTTCAATTCGTTTAAATTCTTTTTTAAACTCTTATTCTGTGCTGACAATTCTGCCATTTTAACTTTCTCTTTACCATTTTTAGAATTAATTACTACTAACATTATTTCTCCTTTTTTTCAAACCCTGACTCAAAATAATAAGGGAGATGTATTTTTGTCAATTCTGGTTTTGTACCAGGTGTTTGAGTTTTTTGAATAGTCAATACCATATTAAACCCAATAATTTCAACTACTTTTTTTCCATTAACCTCCTTCGTGGCTTTTGGAGCATCCACCTTTTGACCTCTTCTTGCGTGAAGAGTTAAAACAGAATTGTGTTTAAGTGCGGAGCCCCCTGTAAGTTGTTCTATTGCTATAAACCCTATACTTGTTCTAGTTTGTCCTATTAATAAGACTGCTGTATTGGCTCTAAATACTGAATCTCCAGCCATTCTAAAAAATTGCGATAACTTCCGGGCCAATAGAGCCATACTGTCGGATTCCAGTGACTTTTCTCCCTTCTTATCTTCCTGCTCTGACTTTGGAGAAAGGCTATGAACCGAATCAAGAATAATCAAATCAACAAGTTTTTCTTTTGTTAATTTTATTATAGAATCCAACGATTGTTCTGCTATAGGAAAACGACCTATAATCAATTTACTCAAATCAACACCAAATTGTTCAGCTCTTACAGAATCAAAAGGTTCTAATGCAATATAATATACCGTTTTACCTTCTCTTTGAGCTTGTGCTGTTAAATAATGAGCCATTGTAGATTTCCCACTTCCAGGACTTCCCCATATAACGGAGAAACGACCTCTAGCTATACCTCCTCCTAATATTTCATCAACTTTTGGTATACCAAAGGATATTTTCTCCCATTCCTTTTCAGAACTAGCAAAATGTACAGTATCTATACCATATTTCTTATTTATCTCTAGTAGGGATTTTTTTAAGAGAATTTGTTTACTAATTTTTTCTTCTTTTTTTTCTTTCTTTTTCATATCAATCTCTCCGAGTATAATCTTTTCATTATTCTACAAAATTCAATAAAATCAAGTAGAGCGAATTTATCTTTATTTTTATTTTCTAAAACATATAAAGGAATTTTTTTAGAATTTAAAGGAATTTCAGAACATAATTTATCCCAAGTATCTTTTTTTATTGTAATATTTTTAGTTGTTCGCTGTTTACATTCCACATAAAAATAAGGATTGTAAATATCTCCTAATCCATTACTAGCCCCCGAATTTTTACTAGGTCTAATTGTTTTATCCTGAAAAATAGAGCAAAAAGTTGCGGCTACAAATTCTTCCAAAGAAAAACCCTTTCTGTTACTCTTTTTATAGTTTCTCATTGTCCTAATTCGTTTATATTAACAAACCCATTTTCATCCGTCATATTTTCAATCATTGTTCTCAATTCATTGGACATTTCTCTTAATGTTTCCAAATCACCATGAGCGCCAATAAGACTTTTAGAATCATCAATTTCATCACAATCTTCTCCACATTCGACACATTTACAATTTGGGTCTTTTTTAAATCCTATAAATCTAAACAAAAAACAACCATCTTTATGTGTTGCATTATATCTATATACCATTTCTATAATATCCTTTAATTCAGATATTTTTTCTAATTGTTTCATTTAATACTCCCATTTATTTTCCTTTAACCATTTATTGTATCTTCGCAAAATCTGTTCAAAGGTAACCGGCATAAAATCCCAAACATCACAACTTATATTTATAGCGTCCGTGTGTAGATTTCCTTTTCTAATTCTTTTAATTTGCCAAGCACTATTACACATAATTATAACTTTACCATTTCTACGGGTAACTATAGTATCCAATGGTACATTAACACACCAAAGAATACCTTGATATTCCCTTTTTACCAAGTTATCGGTATTAAATGTTGTAAATTGTTTATCCAATAGTATAGTTAAAATATAATTTTGCTTACGATTACTGTTTTTAGTAAGTTTTTTTGCAGAAATTGAACATTTATGACCATTTAATACACAAATTTCTTGTAATAAATCAGACTCTATTTTTTTTGATGTAGAAATCTGTATGTATATATGTTTACCTAAATATTTAATACCATCGGTATGAGAATATTCTTCTAACAGAATTTTTGCTTGATGTTTAGATACTTTTCTCAAAAATTCTGGCAATCTTTTTCCATCTTTAAAAATTTCTATAAATTTCGTTAACTCCTTTGATTTTAATAAATTAATCCTATAAGGTATTAAAATTTGTTGACTCTCTATTTTACATTTATTTATAGTATATTTAATATTAAGTTTATTTAATAACAATATTAATCTATCTATTTTTCGTTGTTTACTGAGTTTAAAACGTATAAATGGTGTTTTACCATCGTATGATATACTACCATCGGCCGCTATCCAAACAATTAATTGTATTTCATCATCTGTTATATTTAAACCATTATAGTTTATATTTCCCGAATTATAGTAGTAATAAATTGTATTTTTTTTATCTAACAATCCTTTAGATATACTTTCTTTAAACCCTTTACTATTATGTTTCCTTATATATAATCTATGTTTTTCAGATATCCCAAAATTGGTTGAACGGGACTCTAAAGTTATTATTGGTTGTTCTGTTTTCTCTATTTTTATATAATTAATATTATTTAATTCCAAATTTTTGGTTAACTTATTAAGAGATACTACCAAATCTGATTTGGTAATATTGGTGTGGTTTTTCCAACCATTTTCAGTTAGTATTTCTGTTTTTTCGTCTAAGCAGTGTACGTGCCCACAGAAGTTTATATCATAGTTAAAATTAACATGCTCAGGTTTATGTACTAAAAATACTCTTTTTCCACCATATCTAATAACTATATTTTCTATTATAGTTTTACATCCATTGTTAACTGTGTGATTACCCTTAATATGGATAATTTTTCCATTTAACTGTTTATCATAATCTATAGCTTTTTTAATAGTACCTTCTCCTTTTTTACCCCCTGGACTGTTATGAAAATTCCAATCTCCCAAATCAAATATAATATCATCCTTTTTAACCCTGCTATTCCAATTGGAAATTATTTTGGCATCCATTTCCTCTACATTCTTAAATGGACGATTACAATACCGGATAATATTGGCATGCGAAAAATGTGTATCTGAGATATACCAATTATTCACTGTATCCTTTACTCCTCTTCCTCTTCAAGATAGAAGAATAAATCTTCTTCTTTCATTCCGAAATATTTACAATATTCTTTAATTTTATTTGCAGGTACAGAAATAAGTAAATGACCATTATCCACTTTCTGTAGTATTTTACAACCCAATAGTTTTGCTTTTTTTATACACTTCAATTGAACTTCTAAAGATTTAATAACATCATCCCATTTTTTTAAACCTTCGCATACCCATTTAAAATGGAACCAATCTTCACCATTTCCTTTTTTAATTGTTTTCTTCTTTATTGTCTTCTTTTTCATTCTTTCTCCTTCATTTTCTCCTTTATTAAAATGCCAATGTGGGATAGGCTAAGAAGCCTAAGTATAATAATCAACTATAATTAATAACCAAGACGAGTTTTTATGATATATTAACAATTAACAACGGTATGTTTGTTTTAATAGTATACCAACAATTACTCGTGCCATTATGGGAATTTCCATAAATTGTTTATTAGATAGCTATTCTTAAATCCTACCCCACTCTACTATTTTAACGTTCAAATCTCTTAAGAGATTTTACTTATTAAAAATTCAAGCAGCTTTCCACATCAGCTATTATATTTTTATTGTAATGGTTCCAATAATTTATCTACATCTGCAACTAAATCTATTGTATATTTTGCGTTTGCTTGTTTAATTTGAGAGTCAACTTTAAATAGAAATGTTTCCAACTCTACTACCTTTTTATCTACTGTTTTTACATCATATTGTGGTTCTTCCAATTCGGATCTTGAATTATCCCCAACTCCATAAATACTTGAACGTTTAATAGAAACTTGATTCCTTAATGTTTGTAATTCACTAAGTCTTTTCTTTACTGCCACTTGTAATGCTAAAGCTTCGTTAATAGTCATAGTTTACCTCCTATTTTTTTGCCAACAATAATTTTTCCGTTTTATTTATAAACTGTTTTCTTTTTTTCTCTAAATATTCTACAGTAAATGTTAATTCTTTTTTATCATTATCTCTAAGTTTCTTTATTATACCTTTACCATATAGTTTTATAATACTATCCATATAATCTAAAACATTTCCGGCGAGGAAAATGTTGCACCGCATACACTGTATATGACATCCTTTTTCATAAAATAGATTAGCATTGTTTCTTCCTGATACAAAGTGACCTGCCTGTAATTTCTTGAAGGGGAAAAGACGTCCACATGAAATACAATGACCCCAATCTGGTTTTCCTGTAGTTCTTAAACAATCTCTAGTTCTTATAAAAATACTAAATTCTTTCCAACATTTATCTTTTGCTTTTTTTATTGTTAACTTTTTTTTTATTTTTTTTACTTTCTTCTTTTTCATTTTTTCAATATTGCCCATATTCCATTGTAAACACACTCTTCGCAACGATTGACCAATTTATCATTATAAAATTCACCTTTTAATTTTATTACCTGTTTTTTACACACATCACATATAAGAGGTTTAGGTTTTCCTATTCCGTTAAACGGTGTTCTAGGTATTTGATTGGAGCCAGGACTAAAATGTTTTTTAGCCCATTTTTTATAATCAACTCTATTCTTTCTTCTAGTTCTGTCAGCTCTCCAAGAACCTAACTTTTTTCTTTCAGTTGATTTCTTTTGCATTTTTTTCCGTCTCCACTAAGAGTAATTTGTTGTCTTTATATTTAGTGTATTTTTTACTAATACTTTTTATTAAGTATTTAAACCCTTCTTCGGAATCAAATACTTTATCTTCTTTTATTACCTCGTCCAAATAACCGAGTATAAATTCAAATTTTTCTTTCATTTAAACAAACCTATAACAATAAATATTATTCCCATGATAAATAAAAGAGGTTTTAACATACTCCACCTCCACCAAGTACAGATACTACTAATTAATACATAAATTATTCCAAAACTTATATAACTTATATTCATATTAATTCCTTATAAAATTATAAATTTACAAAACCATCTTCACTAGAATCCTCTATAGTATCTCTTAAGTCATTTAATAAGTTTCTTAAATGTTTTTTAGTTCCAAAAGCAAATATAGCTCCAGAATTTTTTTTCATTTTAGTTTGTTCTTTATTTTCAAACGCCACCAATGCCCCTATGAATACAACATTTTTGTTATTTGCTCCTAAATAACGTTGAATAGCCTGCATTGTATCTTTTATTTCACATTGGAAATCTTCTTTATTCATTAATTGCCTCCAATTATCATTTCACTATTATATCATTGTTGGGATTTGTCCCCTCTAATTCATCCTTTCTCATTAATTTTCTAGTCATAAAATTATACGAACAGGGAATTACTACCTTTTTCCTTTTATTCTTACTTTCTCTCATAACTTCCACTTGAAAATAACCATTAGTTCCATCACCTTCATCTACATATAAATATTTACAAGAAAAAGAAGTAAACATATTTACCATATTTGAATTGCCCGTAATAAAAACTTTATTTTTTCTTCTAGCTATAAAAGCTCCTGTAGATACTGTTGGACACCAAACAACACCTTTGTATGGTATTTTGTTGACAGTTTTACCAAAATTATTACTTGAAATTTCCTTCCAATTTTGTTTAAAAACCTGTACATGATGAATAATATTCTTGGTTTTTTTCCTAGTATAGAAATCAGTGTTATAATATTTTCTAATAATAGCTCTATATCCTAAATGACAACATAAAATTTGAAACCAATCAACAAAATACTTATTTTTTTGGTAGAATTGGAAACTATTCCCAGATAACAAAATAGAACCATCTCCACCAATTAAACCTTCAAATAAACTTTCTAATTCTTCCTTTTTTAGCATTAACAAATTATAAGAAGGTTTTTTATTATAATCCATAAAGTTCCAAATAATTTCATATATTTTTTCTCTTTTAAATTTACTTCCTCTTTTCAAATAAAACCGAATTCTACCTTTTTTTATTGATTCTGTATAACTAATTTTTAAGTTAATCAATATTTCTCTTATACTATCTACCTTTTCTTTATTAACATTATTTGATTGAGAAATTGTAATTGTTTTTAATTTTTTATCATATGAACCTTCTGTTAAAATCCAACCTATTAAAGATGCTAAGCCTTTACCTATACTGTAGGTAGAGTTTAAACGACCCCCTAAAGGAATTTTTATTCCACCGTGAGGTCCTAAATTTTTAGATTCTTCAAAATGCCATTCTTTATCCCACCATTTAATATGTTTTTTATTATTTTGTCTACGATATTTTAATAACATTTTATGATTTAATGTAAGTAGTTGTGAAAAATATCTATCTTCTATACTAATCATATCTCCATTATAATTAAATTTATTAATTTTTGTAGCTAACTCATAAGTAATTATTTCATTTTTAGGATTAAAGCAAGCTATTTTATCTTCCAATTTAATATTTTGTATATTTTTCCATCCGTTTTCCGTTAAAGCTTCCGTTTGTTCATCAATACAGGCAAAGAAACTTCCATCCGTTTTAAGTTGAACAAATACTATTAAAATTCCTCCACTTTTAACCAACTGTCTAGATAAATGTCCAAATATTTTATCAGTTAGAGCATAATCTTTCGGCATTAGCCAATCTATTATTGTAACGGAATTTTTTTCCAATTCTATATTATCAGGATCTGACTCAATAGCATATTTATAATCTCCTTCTTTCAGTCCAAGCGATTGAGATATACTTGCAAAACGATTTCCGGATTCTAAGCAGACATAATAAGGTTTAATATCTTGTTTAACCAATCTTTTTATTATATTTAACGCTATATGTGATTTACCAGTCTTATTTTGTCCACCTATTACAATCATATCTCCATTTCTAAAAATAGCTATATCGTGAAAATAAGGCATTTTAAAGTCTATTTCAACACATTCTCCCATCCAGGTTTCTTTCCAATCTACTTTTTTTAAGATACAAAACATTCTACCTTTTTTTAGAATATATTCTTCTTTAAGTAGATAACTTAAGGCTTTATCTATTCTTTCTTTCTTTATTTCCAAAGCCTCTCTTAAATCTCTAGAGGTAGCCTCTCCAACCATTCTTAAATATTCAAGTGTTTTTTTTGTTATTTCTTCATCATCATAGGAAGTATACTTATCCAAACTTCTCATTATAGTATTATAAAAATCTTTTTTCTCCACAGGAGGGTCAAGAAATATACTATTAATTAAAAATAAAATATCAGCAGTTTGGTTTATGGAATATTTCTTTCTTAATATCCCTCCAATATGCATTAAAATATAATGTTGGCCTCCCCCTTTACCTACAATTTTTATAATTTCTTCTGGAGAGATATTAATATCTTTGAAATCCCAATTTTCTTTTTTCTCAAGAGAAGACTTCCAATTTTTAGTTTGGGATAAAATAAAATCCTTAACTTCAGAAGGCATTTCTATTATATCCTTAAAACTCATAGTCCTGCCAACTCCTTCTACTATGGAAGGATGAGCAACTACCTGGCCTCCTAAATTTTCCAAATCAATTTTTAAATCACTTATTCTACTTTTCTTTAAATCTTCGGTATATTTAAAAAATAAATGTATTCCATTTTTAGTTTTTTGGGTTAAAGTTTTTGGTACATATTTTTCTAACACTTCAGGAATATTTTGACTGTCAATATCAACCACGGTAATGTTGCTACATTTCCCTGTTTTAATCCCTATATTACTTCCTCTATCTAACCATTGCATCCATTCTTCTTTATTGATATGTTTTTTATTTACCCAATCTTTTTCAATTGGTATCTTGCCATCTTTAACTATAGGAACTAAATCAAAACCATTCTTTTCATAGAAACTTAAAGCATTATCTATATCCTTTTCAGTAATTATATCTAACTCCAATAACTCCTTAACATAATTTTCTATATTATCATCATTCCATTCTTTCTTATCTTCTTCAAGTATTCTTACTATATCAAATAAATTTCCTATCTTTTGGCAAGACATACAGAATAGACTAAAATCAATAAAAGGTCTTAAACTAGCAATAGGTTTATTACAGTTAGGACAAATATACATACCGCCTATATTTTTTAAATCTTTCTTTTTTAAATACTCTTCTGTATAATTAAATATTTTCCTCATTTTTCTCACTCTTTTAATTTTCTACACAAATCTGTATATGCTTCCATTGGAGTATTACCTTTACCTATAAAATAACACTCACTTTCAATTTCCCAGAAATCATCACATGTTATATCATCAGAATTTATAGCATCAGGAATATTATTAAATTCTATTTGCCACGCAGTCCATTTCCCACCAGAATAAGAACCACAATATCTATCATGAACTATAGTGCAAGGATATATTTTTTCCATATTATTTTACTTTTTCCGATAACTTATCATATAACAAACATATAGCCCCTGACAAAGCATTAATATCCGCAAATTGAGCAGGCATAGCTTGTATAGCTAAACAACTTGACCTTAAAGTTTCATCCCTTCTTAATTCTTCTGGAGTCCTAAATTTGTTATCACCTACCGCCGGTAATATTTTTGGTGTTTTTTTAATAATATTCACAAGCATTAATAGCCTTTTTCCACTTTCATCTTTTTCATATTTTACATTTACTTCATCGCCTTTATTTATTGTATCCAAAATTTTAGCAACCTCTGGAGTTTTGGTATACCAATCTTTTGTATCTGGAGTATTTCCAATTCTATAATAATTCTTATCTTTGCTAATAGCATATATTATCATTGTATCTCCTCTATTTCTCAAAAGCTTCTTCTAATGGAATTAAAAAATTAATCTTTACTTTTCCTCGATTTAATAAATAAGCTTCCAAAAATAATCTGTTTTCGATTATTTCTCCACATTTTTCACATTTATATCCATAATGATTGACTGGAAGTTTCGAAACAAATACCTCCAAAGTCTTTTCTTTTAAAATTTTCTTTATTTTATCTTCAACTATATCAACTGCTGACTTTTCTTTTGATTCTTTTTGTTTTTTCATATTTCTCCTATAAAAAAACTTGGCAGAGCGTCAATCCTTGTTCGGAGTACTATTATTGGGTTTAAGCTCATAGATCCAAACTCACGTTTAAGTGTATTACCACTCACGATCATTTATAACGGACTTCTACCGTCACCAAGTTAATTTTTATACTTTACTAACTATATACTTGCCATGTTCTGGGTGTTTGATATTAATCTTATCTCCAATTGCAACATCTGCTTCTTTTAAAGCTGACTGTAAAGTGTATGTACTAGCTGTAACAATTCCTTCTTCACCTACAAACTCAAAAACAAAACCCTGTCTTACATCTTCTTTTGTTTTTGGCTCAAAATCTGGCTTATTGGTGATTTTTCTAATATCAATAATCTCCAATGTTACATCTTTACCTATAGCAGTACTAAGGTAATTCCCAGAACCTGATACTTCCTCGTGCCATTTGCTCATAATCTTTTTGCCCTCCTTTTTTTAAAATAGTACGTTTTTTTTACTATTTTTAATTTGTAATTTTTTTAACTGTTTTCTTTCTAACATTTTCATTGATTTTTCAAATGTTATCACTTTATCTTTTTCATAAATCTTTTTAAATCTTTCATGTAAATTTCTAAATGGAAGTTTTTCTATATCCCATTCTTTTTCAGGTAAAAAACTAATCTGCTCCTTTATTTTACTTTCAACTTCTTCCGGTAAACTTAATAAATTAATTATCAAAAATCTTCTTTTATAATCTTCTTCTGTTTCCACTTTACTTATAAGGTCATCCGATACCTCCTTCCTTATCTTACTCTCAATTATTTTATATGGATTTTTCGGTGGTTTTTTATAACATTTCTTTTTACTGTGAGGAGAATATATTTTAACATTTGGTAAAGCAAATAACTGTTCAAAATCTGCATCCACACTTAATATTACATTTTCATTATCTTTAAAATATCTACATCCATACGCTATCACATCATCTGCCTCTAAACCCCAAATTTGTATAATATGGAATGGAGTATTTGAATCTAAGATATTAAGATAATCATTAAAACTATCATACATTTCCTTCCAAGGTATATCTTTTTGTGCCTCTCTTTTAGCTTTTCTAGTATTTTTATATTCTGGGTCTTTATCCTTTCTCCAACTTCTCCCAGTATCACAGGCTATTATTATTTTATCATCTTTATCTACACCTATTTTTCTTAAATCTCCAAGTATCATAGTAGTGCAAAGATATGTTGGAGGAGTTGTTTTCATATTTCTCCAGGCAAAAACTGATTTATGAAGATACATCCCAAAGTCAATCCAAATATATTTCATTATCTCTTCATTTGCTCTAGACATTCTTCATGATAAATCTTCTTCTTTTTAATTTTATATTTATCAGTAATTAAAACAGCATCTTTACAGTAATAGCACCAACCTAGAATACTAACAACTTCAATCTTACCCAATTCTTCATTATATACTTCAATTACTTTCATTTTCTTTCATAATATTTTTATAGTTTTCACTTCCTTTGTCGCTTAAATTATAAGTATCTTTATCATGCTCTTTAACTTTAGAATAATAAGCAAACCATTCAATAAATGATAAACAGAATACTTGTGAAATGTGTGGTTCTAATACATCAATCCATTCTTTTTTAGACCACTCCTGTAATATTGTTGATATTAAATTCATTCTATTTTTAACAACAACCAAATCTTCTTTAGATTTCTCATAATAATTCCAAACTATAGAAACAAACTTTGGAAAGTTTTCAGTTTTAATTTTTATATTAGTGTCTATTGGACTATCAACTCCTCTATCTTGTAAAAAATAACCTCGCTTCAACCATATTAGGTAGCAATAAGTTGAAATTTTGAGAAGATCTCTTTCCCTTTTTAAGTTAGAATATCTAAAAATATATTTGTCTAATGTCCCAAAGAGCCAGTTCTTCCCATGAGCGTCAAACAATATATCAGTGCTTTCTCTTTTATCATCAAGAGCATATTTTTTTGCTCCATAGCTTAGTTGATCGAAAAGCAACCCGATAAATGTATCAAATTTTTTCATAATACTCCTATTATTTTTAAATCTTTTTGCATTTTTTTCTTTTATATCTTCCTTTCATATTATATTTTATCAGGAATATCAGAATTTTCTTGCTCGTTTAATTGTTCTCCTATTAAATATATATCCGACTTTATATCATCAATTAGTTCAGCAACCCCCTCAATAGATTCCTGACCATATATTATTGTATCTAATTCGTCTACTTCTTTTGACTCTAGAAAATTTTGTAAATCATTAGCTATTGTAAATAAAGTTGTTTCTAAAGCTGACATTTTTTTATGTATTCTTTCCAATCTAATATTTATCCAATTCTTTTTCATTTATTTCTCCCATTAAAGTAGAGTTATATTTTTTATTTTATTATTATCAAAATCTTTTATTCTTTTTTTGGCTATAGAGAATGTTTTACTATCTTTTTCAATTCCAATAAAATTCCTATTTGACTCTTTACAAGCAATTGCTGTAGTTCCTGAGCCCATAAAAGGGTCTAGAATTAAATCTCCTTCTTTAGTAAATATTTTTATAATTCTCCTTGCTACTTGAATAGACATTACTGCAAAATTACCTTCACACGCAAACCTTTCTTTGTTAACAAATGAATTAGTATGTTCAGTAAAACAAGTTGTAGCTGTACCTTTCCTATCAAATTCTATTTTATATCCTCTATTATTATTTATTTTATCAAATACCATTATAAATTCATAGTTATGCGTTAATACATTTTTACCAATTGCCGGGTTGGCAACTTTTTTATGCCATATTAAAACATCTTTAATATATTTTTCATAATCTCCCAATATTTTAAATATTGTAGATTTAGTTTTAGATAAATACTGTATATTAAAAAATACTTGATTTTTTGTGACTCTTATTAACTCATTTATTATACACCTTAAAAACTTATCATATTCTTCCTTTCTTAAATCATCAGCATATCCTTTATATACTTTTTTTGTCCGGCTTTTGTTATTTTCACTTTTGGGTCTTATAGAATTTTCCAAATTATATGGAGGACTGGTAAAAGAATAATCAACGCTATCATTATTAAATTTTTTCAACACAGAAAAACAATCTCCAAGATAAATACTGTTAATTTTCATTTTATTCCTAATTCCTTCTTCCAATATTTAATATTAATAACTTTATCAAGTATATTTTTCGATATTTCCAATTCTTTTTCAGACCATCCAAGTACATATTTTATCTTATTATATAACTTATTCTCTTTTTTCTCTTTTATTTTTATCTTACCCAAATATGGTGTTTTAGAATGTTTAATCCCCAAAAAGAGTAAAATATAAAAATGATTTGGTTCCAATATAGTATGATATTCTTTAGAAACCAATTCTTTAAGATATTTAACATTATTCTCATCCCAGGAGAGCCATTTTAATAAAATTATATTTAATGGTCTATCTATATTGATATCCAATTTCCTTTTTTCATAGATAGATTTAATGATTTCAAAAAAATTAAATGCCATATTTACATATTAAATGTAGGAGAGAAAGAAATGTACAAAGAATTATATAAATATATACTTTCTCCCTCTCCCAATCTATATTAATTTAGAAACTTCCAAGATATTGGCTAAAAATATTATTTCAAGCGAAACACCAATATTAGAAGATTTTTCAGTGTCTGCTAAAATGTTAGCTATCTTAGAAGCTCTATCTAAACCATATTCTTCCCAATTTACAAAAATATACTCAAATAACCAATTATTAAAATCAAGTATATCCAATTCTCTATTGTAAACTAATTTTTTTAGAAAACTAAAATCTTCACTTTTTATTGAAAGTAATATATGTTTATAATTTTCTATATTTGATTTCAATCCTAATTTTATTTCTTGAAGTTTCTTAACCATAGTACGAATATCAGGATAATATTTATTTATAAATTCTCTTATATCCATATTAAGAGATATTTTCTCTTTATCAATTATATATGATAGTTTTTTTTCTATATCTTCTTTAGGAGGGTTATTAAAATCCAATATAATACATCTACTCTGTAATGGTTTAATTATTTTATTTATATCATTAATAGCAAATATGAAAAAACAATTGCCACTATATTCTTCCATTAGATTTCTTAAACTATCTTGGGCAATTTTGGTGACAGAATCTCCTTCATCCATAAACACACATCTTTGAGAATTAGTTGAAGATAGAGAAGTTACAAAAGATTTAATTTTATCACGGATTGTATCTATACCTCGCTCTTCACTCGCATTTAACTCCAAGGAATCACATTTTAATTCTGATATTATAATCTTTGCTAGAGAGGTTTTTCCTGTTCCGGGGGTTTTGCTATGTAAAATTAGAGAAGGAAATATTGTTAAATTTAAAAGATTATATATTACCTCATCATCCTTTAAAATTATTTCCTCCAAAGTTGATGGCCTATAAAATTCCGTCCACACTAATCTTTCTAATTCTGTTTTCATATTATATCTTTCTCTGTATCAATATATCAAAAGTATAATCATCATTATCTATTTTTATAGATACAGGGGTATCATTGCCCAACTTTATTTCTATATCATCATCAATTAGCGACAATATATCCATAAAAACATTGGAAAGTTTGACTTTAAACTTACTTAATACATCAACATCAATTATACCAATTAATTCGTTTTCATTCTTTTCAGATATAATAGCCAATTTTCCATTTTTATTTGTCAATATTATATCATAAGAACCTACTGTATTATAATAAGTTATCAATTCTTTTATTTGATTTTCTGTTAGTTTTATAGGGTTGGATGTATTTGAATTTAATATTTCATCAAATTTGTTATTATCCAAGCTGTTTTTAATATAGGTGGGATTTCTAAGTATGCAGGATATTGTTAATTTATCATCTTTAAGTATTAATTTATTATCTTTTTTGGATAGATTAATATTTCCTTGAAAAGATTTGACACATTTCGTTAAAAATTGAACATCATCAATACCTATATCTCCAATATTATCAAATTCGCCTTTTAAATTGCCTCTTAAAGCTACAATTTTTGAACAATGACAAATAATTGCCTTTAGACTATTATTTCCAATATTAAATATAGCCTCTTTATTCTCAATGTTCTTCTTTAAACCTAAGACTTTCAAGAACTTAGATAATTTATTTCTATCAATAACCATTACTCCTCCTGAATTTTTTACTCTAATTTTTTTTTGATTACATATATATTATATGCTAAACTAGTCGATTGTAAAGATATTTTTTAAGTTTTTTTTGAGGATTTTAAGGATATTCTTAAATTTGTGGGAAACTGTTTGGTGACTCATATTAAACCCATCTTTTTTCAATTCCTCGGCTATTTTTCTATAGGATTTCTTCCCAATAAATATTCCATCTATTATTTTATTGTCTAAATCATTAAACAATTTTCTAACATTCTCCCAATGAATTTGATCTTCCAACAGTTTTTCATATCCTGTAGAATTCCACAAAGAATTTGAAATCAAATCTTCAGAACAACCTGCTCCTTCTTCATTCCCGCCATTATTTAATCTCTTTTTTCGCTCCGTTAGTGCTTTACCAAATAAATTTGACATTCTGTTTTTCAATTCTAAATTTAATATTTTCTTTAAATATATTAAATCTTTAATATCTTTTTTCTGTTTTATTTTTTCAAATAGCCAAACATAGGCTTCACTGATACAATCCTCCATCTCATATCCTAAATACTTATACACATCTCTATTTTTTTTATAAAGATTTATTACTATTCCTTTGAAATTCACATTACTTTCGGTATTAGGTTTGAAAAATCCTAATTCTTTTTTTATCAACTCATTGATACCCTCAGTAGTTGTCAAATCATACTTCATTCTCTACCTCCTTTATTCTTTTATTATTATTTTATTATTAGGATTTCCACTCCCAATTTTTTTCAACTTTAATTCGTCACCATATCCATAACATACACCATTTATATAACCTGGACATCCATAGTTTTCATTACAACAATAACACTTTTCAATTGGACAACATTTAATTTCTTTTATAACAAATCTTATTTTTCTCACAAAAGGAAGAGTTTCTACCATATCTCCAATCTTTAGTTTTTTTAGTTTCTTCATTTTTTCCTTATATATTTTTATACTTCTAATACTATATTGGAATTTATACTTTTCTCTCCAATCTTTGTTAAACTAAAACCTGGAGTATATCCAAAACACTTGCCATTTATATGACCCGGACAAATACTTATATCATATCCATCTGTACATCTTTCATTATGAGCTAAACAATCACACTTTGTTGTTGACTGTATAAGAAATTTACATCCAATCTTGTTCAAATTATAGTGGTTTTTGTTAATCTCAACAAAATCTCCAATCTTAAATTTACTCATATGTTTCTTTTACAATTATATTATTATTAGGGTTAGATATTCCAATTTTTTTCAAATGATAAACATTCCCCCTTCCAAAACACCTATCATTTACATAACCAGGACAAATATAACTTTTACCATAAGCACGTAAACATTCTTCCCTATTTCTACAATCTGAAATTGTTTTTATAATAAATTTATATTTACTAACTCCAAAATTATCTATTACTACATCTCCCACTTTAAATTTCACTTTATTTTCTCCCAATATCTATCTTTAGCTTCATCTATTGTTACATCATAATATATTAAAGTTGATTGAATATTTTTATGCCCCAATAGTTTTTGAGCAACTCTAATATTTAATCCTTTTCTAGCTAACAATCTCCCAAATCCGTGCCTCAAAATATGTAGAGTTAATCTTTTTCTGTTGGGAACAAAATCCTTTAAATCATTTATTAAATATGCCAATTGTCCAATAGTTATATTAAAGGCGTTGGTTATTTCTGGATAAGTATTAAAATATAAATCAACATTTCTCTTTACTTTTTCAGTAAAAGGAACTTCTCTCTCCATTCTATTTTTAATCTTACCTTTAACATATACTGTTAATCTATCTAAATCAATATTCTCTCTTTTTAAATTAATAAATTCTTGCTTTCTCAGTCCTGTAAAAAATAAAAAATATAATATTGCTCTCAACTTTATTGGGTCTATAAAATAACAAAAACTCATTCCCATAGATACTATTTCATCTAACTCTTCCTCTGTAATGTAGGAATGAATCTTTTTTGTTTCTTTCAACATTTTAATTTTATAGATATATTTTAATAATTCTTCATTACAGCTACCCTCTCTTATTAAAAATTTATAAAAACATCTTATAGCTTTGATATCATTATTTATAGTATTATTTTGCCATCCTTTGTTTTTTAAATATATAATATATTCCATATAGTTTTCAAATGTCAAATTAATATAATCTATACCTTTCTCACCACAGAATTTTAAAAAACTTCTAATCTTAATATAATAGGTATAATGATAATCAACTATTTTTAAATAGTCTTCAAATTTTTTTAACATAATTTATAATGCCCTCACTACTATTTTATTATTGGGATTTGTTTCGCCAATTATTTTTAGATTGTTATAAGTTTCACCTCCCCCCGGATATTCACACAATACCCAATAGTCGTTACATCCTCCACCATTAACTTTGTCTTCTTTTTTCACACAACAACCATTTAAATGATTTCGTTTACAATTACCTTTTATACCATTTATACATTTCACTATTCCTTTTGAGGAGTAATTAAAAGATATATAATCTCCTACTTTTAAATCTCTTGTAGTTATCATATTATTCCTTTTATTCCTTAATTATTATATTGTTATTAGGATTTATAGAATCTATTTTATATATTATTCTTCTACCTTTATCATCAAATTCATTATAATTGGTATTTACAGAATTGTCAAAATGAATTTCATAAACTGTACCTTTGTTGGTCCCAAAAGAATTAAAAATAACTCCTTGAAAATCTCTAAGATTTCTCTCTTTATCTTTATTAGTATTCCAAAAAACTCTATCTCCTACTTTCAACATATTCCCCTATTTTTCATATTTACATCTTTATTATTATATTATTATTCGGATTAGATATTCCAGTTAATTCCAAATCGCCTTCTATATAACCATTTGTTATCCTTTCATCCCATTCATCCCATTTAACTCTATATTTAAAAAGACTGTCATTACGAACTTCAATAATTCTTCCTACTGTCTTACCACAGATACCTCCCCATAGTGGATTATATTTTGAATCAGAAAAACGTCCACTTATATATTTAACTTTATCTCCAATTTTAAAACATCTCTTTGAATCTTTCTCTAAAAAACTTGGCATATAACTTCCTCCTTCTTCTATTCAGTCTTGGTGCACTATTAACTTCTAATATATAAAATTTTCTATCTAAACCTAACATAATATCTACCGCTCCAAAATCATAGTTTAGTGCTTTAATAGCTTCAATCCCTAATTTTTTGAGAGTTTCGTTATGTTCTCCATCATAATCCACTTGTCCCCATCCTCTATCTCTTGACCAAATATGAGGATGATTGGAACTATCTTCAAATTTAAACTTTGTAGAAATACCAATTACCTCGTCTCCACAAACATGAACTCTAAATTCAGTTTCTTTAGGTATGTATTCCACAAAATAATGTCTTTTATTCACCCTTTTTTTCCTTCTTAGCCAACTTACTCTATTTCTAATATAAATAGCCTCTTTCCCTTTACAATGAAAATATTTTCTTGCAATCACAGGATAGCTATATGTTCTACTTCTATTCCAATCAATTAAAGAAACATTTGGAGCATTTAACCCAGCTTCTTTAAATTTTATGATTTGAGTATATTTATTATTAATAAGTTTAGCATTTAAATTGGCTTTATTTCTTACATCTGTTCTACCATAATTTACTAAAAAATTAACATCTTCCGGTATAACATATCCCCCTTCACAATCCTTTAAATGAAAAGCCAAATTAACTGCTGTTTCTCCTTTTCTTGTTCCTACTATGTACATTCATACCTCCCTTTTTTTTATAACTCTAATAGTATATCACTATTTGGATTACCTCTAAATATCTTTAACCAATTTCCTCCATCATTTGCCAATGCCCAAGTATTATTCCATCCTGAACCTCTTTGACCATCTTCTCTTTCTACAGAAAAATAGCCTCTCTCTTTATTTTTTCTTACCACTTTTCCTTTAACGTGAAGTTCGGAGAGAGATAAAAATACTATTTCATCTCCTACTTTTAATTTTCTAATTATATCTATTTCAGATCTCACTTTCTAACTCCTCTATTGTCAAAAGACCTTTTACGGTTATACGTCTACCTCTAGCTGTTCTCGAAATTAAATTTTCTCCCAAAAGATATGGCTCTATACAATAGAGATAGTTTTCTGTAGAAGTATTTAAGTAACTTGCTAAACCCTGAAGTCCAACAGTTTTCTCTTGAGCAACATACTTTAAGATTTTTAAATCTTTATTAGTATAACCATCTTTAATTATATCAAAACTATTAATTACTTCTTTAATGTCTCCTCTAAAGTATATAGTTGCTTCTAATAATCTTAACAAAGTTCTTGGAGTTCCTCTACAATTTTTAGATATTATTTTATATATCTCCGGATGTAATCCATCGAAAGGAAACATCATTTTTCTATACTGTTTACATATTTTAGTCAAATCTTCCAAATCATAGTTTTCTAATTCAATAATAATTTTAAACCTATCATAAAAAGGTCTTCTGTCTTTTAAAATTTCTCCCAATTCAGTAGTAGCTCCCATTAATGTAAAAGGCTCAATACTTTCCCCTTCAAAATAAAAATCTTCCATTATAGTATATAATTTCTCTACTTCATCCCTTCCAATTGAATGAATTTCATCTAAGAACAAAATCCCTCCATTTACCCTTCTTACTGATTCTATAAATTTTTCAAAATTTTTCATTTCACTAGCTATATTTTCCACCAAAGAAACTTCAAGTTCATTGGCAATTATTTTAGCTAAAGTTGTTTTACCCATTCCTGGATTTCCGTGAATAAGAGTATGAGGAAAAACCAATTTTCTTTCAATAATAGCTCCAATATAATTATCGAAAATTTTCTTAGCCCTCTTTTGACCAATATATTCATCAAAAGTCTTAGGTCTAAATAAACTAGGTTTGGTAGTTATTTTGTTTTCCAGATTTATTTTGTCTTCATCTAGAAAATCAAATAACTTTTTAACTTTATTAAACATTTTCCTACTTCTTCTCCTTTTTTTACAGTTTAATAATTTGAATAAGTAAGTAAACAATCTGGACATAAAGGAAACTCATTATATTTTTTAACCAATTTTGAAATCATAAATTCTTCATTACAAGCACCACAATAATCAGTTTCCAATTTTAGAAAACCTCTTCTAACTTTTTGTCTACATTTTCTACATAGAAAAAATCTCTTTTCCTTTTCATTCTGAATAGGTCTTACATTTTTATAAGAATAACAATTCTCACATTCACCATAATATAAATCATCATCTCCTTTACCAACTTTAGAATATAACCCCTTTACTTTTTCTCTTTTATCTTTTTTATCTTTTTTCTCCTCAACTTTCGTTTCTTGATTTCCTTTCAATCTCGAATTTCGAGAATTTTCTAATAATTTTGTTCGACTTCCCTCATACCTATACTTATTAAATCCACAATAAAGAACTCTTGTTTCATAACTTCTATTACTATAATAAATTTCTCCACTATCTACTTTTTCTTTTACAAACTCTCCTAGAAACAATAATGAACCATCTTTATTCAAAAAAGTAAGTTTGTTATAACTCCCTATCATTTCTACGATTAATTTCTGGAGGACGTCATTTTTATAAATATTTTTTCTCACCATTTTATCACTTAATATTGTCATAATAAAATTTTGAGTATCACTTAAATCTCCCATTTTGCTGTTGAAACCATACATTACTCCATTGTGTGCTACTGCTAAATCACAGTTCATACTAACTTTCCTAATTACCTTTTCATCTTTTGTCAAAGGAAAAGGATGTCTATTCCCTTCATCTACTAATCCACATGTTGCATTTCTAAAATGAACAATTAAACTATCTTCTTTTTCAATATGCTTTCTCAACCAGAAAATTAAATGTTCTACATTAACAAAGTCTTTTTTAATTATAACTTTATTAGTTTCTTTCTTCCAATAACAAATTCCAGCCCCATCACTGTTACCAGAATAACCATTTCTCAAATGTTCGTCATTCGGTAAACTAACACCTTTAGCTTTAGCAACAATTAAACACATAAACCCTCCTTAATTAATATTAATTAAACTAACTTTATTTTCTACAATGCAGATTTTTTAAAATAACCTACCATATGACCATATCTATGTTGTTCTCCCGCCCATTTTTTGAAACCAATCCAAGATTTAGCTTTTAGTAAATAAACAGCAGAAACATCCTTTATAAAATGTGATATTGCATCACAATATTGTAAAGTAGCTAAAAATCTATCAATATTTAAAGTTCCTCTAAATATTCTTAATTCAATAGTTGGCTTACCAGTTTCAATGTTTAAACAAATATGTCTTCCACCTTGAGATTGATTTTTATTAAAATATTTATCCTTCGAAAAATTCTCACTTGCACAAAACTCATTTCCAGTAGATCCTCTTTTTGAAAAACTATATATCTTTTCGTAATTAACAGAGTGAAATATCCTCATTTTTTTAATATCTTTAGGAGTGAAAAAACTCTTGGATAAATGTATATGTAATCCACATTTTCCTCCCCAGTAAGATACAAAACTATTTTCTTTTAGCCATTTCAAAATATATTTGAATCTCATATTTTTATGAGCGTGTTGCAAACTAAAAGGGTGAGTTACAATTTCAAATCCTATTTTGTGACCATTATTATCTCTCAAACTACCATCTTCTTTAAAATAAAAATCACTATAAAGTTTTTCCTGAGAAAGAAAATCTTTTAGATCCTCAGCCTTATTTTCACAATCTTTACATTGTACTTCTAATTCCAAGCCCATCATTAAATCATTATCCCATTTGTTTTTATTAAACTTTAATTTTCTGGGCATATATGTATAATTTTTAATTATTTTTTCCTCTTCAAAACAAGAAGTGCAATAATAAAGGTTTCTTCTTTCATTAAATCTTAAATTTCTTTTGAAAAATAAATCTCCACATTTACCACAAATATTGAAAGTAGATTCATAGCAACCTTTACAATAATCTTTATTTTCCAAACCTTTCTTTGTTTCTTTAAGTTTTTTCTCTTTATTACAAACTACACAAATAGTAAATTGTTTTTTATAACAATTATTACAGTAAAAATCTTTGGCAAGAGAAAACTTTCCTAAAGTTTTTAGCAAAAACTCTCCACAATGTTTACATATCTCGTAATTCTTAAAACAACTTCTACAAACCCTATAGCCTTGGATTTTTTTCATTAGAGAGCCTCTACATATTTCCCCACAATCTTCACAAGAAAAATGTTTAATGCCTCCAATAATTCTACCGTTCATATTTCTTTTTATTTTAGTAATACTGGACAAATATACCGGCCAGATAGGATTTTTTTCTCCAAAATCCTTGCTTAGTTTGTAGAATCTAATCATAGCTATTTTGTTGTTACTAGTTTCATCAACAGCAAACCCCACAATCCTGCCTTCAGATCCTTCACTACTATAAATATAACTCTTACCTCTTCCGTTAACCTTCACATAACTACCAATCCTCAAATCTGCACTAGCCACCTTACACCTCCTTAATTATTATATTAGAATTAGGGTTGGTTTTACCTAATACTATTAATTCTCTATCACAAAACCATAAATCCTTTTCATTTAACTCCTCATCTTTAAACTTCACTTTCCAACAAAACCTATCCTCAATCCACTTGCATATAATACCAGTTTTTCCTATATAGTTAAAATAATCTTCATAATCCTGGGTTATATCTATAACCTTAACTTTTTTACCTATCTCAACCATATTTAACTATTATCCCCGAATTAGGACATCCAACAGATTTCATAAATTTTTTGTCAATCCACCTACAATAACCGTTCTTCCCTGAGCCGAGACAATCGTGACCACTTCTAACTTTTTCAACAAATTCTACTCCATAATAATCTTTACCAAAATTAGAGACACATATTACCTTGCCTCTTAATCCATTAAGTTTAAAAGTAGGATAATTTCTATGGTAACAATTAACTTCTATTTTTTTACCTATCACAATAATATATCATTATTAGGGTTATCTTCCATTATTTCTATATCTTTTAATGACATCCAACCAAAACCAAATGAATCGATTTTCACCTTTTTAACATTATATGACCAATATGCCCATATTTTCTTACCTTCTACCTTTACTATTCTACCATATCTCCAGATATCACGGCAAGGATCGAGATATCTAATAATAGATCCAATTTTTGCCTCTCTATTCTTCATATTTAACTATTATCCCTGAATTGGGACATCCTGCTTTTTCAAAATTTGACTCACAAAACCAATGAGGATATTCTTTTAATTTAATAGCATCAATTCCACTTACTATTTTAACCTCTTCAATCGTTCCAACATCTCCAATTTTTATAGGAGTACAATCGCAGACTATCCTTTTAACCCTATCTCCAACTTTAAGTTTCATTATTTTCAAAGTTTAATTATTATATTGTTATTGGGATTAGATGTTCCTACATATTTAAATCTTTTATTTTTCATAGAATAAATTTTTTTAGTTTTAATACTTTTTACACAATATAACCCTGTAGAATTGGCTCCGTAATTCTTAAATCTTTTAAGAATAACAATATCTCCCATAAAAGAATGAGGGGAGCCCAAACTTACAACTTTTAGCACATCTCCAATTTCTATTTTATCGCTCATAAATGCGTTTCCCTGCGTTTTCATATTAAGGCATATTAGTACACACCTTTAACACTAAAATCGATTCTAGACCTATCCTCGTGTTATTAAACACTATTCTGGTAAGGGGTCTTAATCATCCCACCCTTTTACCACTATATCTGGACAATTTACATTACCTACCTTTTTTAACGAATAAACAATATGACCATTAGGATCGAAAGTATTTAATCCAAAACACATACCATTTATTTTATCTTCACATCCCAAATTTCCACAAGGTCCGATTATACAAGTAGTTATTGTTTCAATTTTAAAAGGAGAACTTCCCCCATATTGAGATATTTCCTCTTTTGGGAAATTTTCAGGGAAATCTACTTTTACCATATCTCCAATTTTAAATTCCATATTACCAATCCTTCCCTAGTTGAAAATTAATTCTCAAGTTACAACTCTTACCCATTTTATAATAGCTTATTCTTATTCTCCACCATAACAAATCAAAAAATACATATTTAGTTCTTTTTAACTGTAAAACTCCTTTTTTAATACTCATATTCCGACTCCTATTAAATTTGGAAATGACAATTAAGCATATTGGAAAAATAACCAAAATAAATGTTTACAAAGCGACTCCTTGGCATATAATATAAGTGTAGCTTAAAAGAGGTAAGTTATTAGTACCAGTCTTGGTTTTATATTTCTATATTTTCCACTCTTTTTTAAACATAGGTCAGGATTGTCAATAAAGAAATCCTTAACTCCTTTATACTCTACATTTTATACTAATAGGGATTGAACACTATATAGACAACTTTACTATTATTTCTTTGTCTCCTCTTCTTCTAACCTTCTAGCTTCATTTAAAATATCAATCTTATTCTGTTTCAAAACAAGACCACCAATAAAATTATCGGTTATCTGACTACCAAGATGTTTTTGTACTAATAACGCATTAGCTGTTTTTACATAAGTATCACTAATTACTTTTTTCATTTCATTTTCTCCTGTTTTATTTACCAATCTTAAATTCTTAAATTCGACTCGTTGATCACAGAGTTTTCCCTTTTTATTTCCTCTACAATTTGTACCATTTACGTCTAACACTATAAAAGTTTCACCAGCGTTCCAATAACTACCATCAGCTTTATTCTTCAATACTTCTACTTCATCTCCAACTTTAAACTTATATTTACTCACCTCCTCTTTTTCTACTGTACCTAATAGAATAAAAGATTTAGAACTATGATTGCCACCACCTGGAAATTCTTTTAATATTAAAGTTCCAAATTTTACATCAGTAATTGTTCCAACATCTCCCACTTTCATTCCATTATGATCCCCCATAACCCTTTTTACAATATTACCAACCTTAAACTTACACATTACACCTCCTCCGATTCTTTTAGTTTTAATAATAAATCTTTAACTTCTGCTCCAAATGTTTTATTTAACCATTTTAAATATATTTTTAATAATCCTCTTTTAACTATAAATTTGTACGCATATGTATGTAGCATATAATGTAAACATCCTTTAATTTTAACCTTATTTTTATAAGTTCCATCTTTACTTCCACTAAGATGATGTTTTTCAAACTTACTTATCCATATCATATTAACTATCTCTTTAAAGTCTTTAGACTTTTTAGAAGATATTTTACCTTCTTTATTTAAAACATCAATCCTATTTAATAATGTTTTTAATTTCATTCTTCCTCTTCAGTCCATTCATAGTGAGAACATTCTAAAACTTTATGGTTACTATAAACACTTGTTTTATTATTTGTAATTCTTTCCGTTCCATATATTTCAAATAATTCAGGTATTCTACACCTAATAACCTTCTCTTCTTTTTCAAATATACCATAACCATATTCTTTACTTCTCCTTTCCTCTTCTAATATTTCACCAAAACTTTTGTAATACATTAAAAACTCCTATTTTGGTTTTACCATATTGACATATTATACAATTCGGATTATCCTCTAACAAAATAATTATAAATACAATTAAGGGAGAATTAACTCCCTTAATTTTAAAACTATCCTCCCTGTACAGCAGTTACTACTGTAATCAGATCTCCTTTCTTTAACATATAAGTTTTATTAACCACTTTACCGTTCACTCTAATTGCGGAATTATATGTTAAATCTTTCTTTTTCAGTAACTCATCCAGAGAAATGGGTTTAGATAGTTTAATGTTTTTAGCTTGTTCTGCTAACTTAGCTAAAATCACAACTATACTTTTGGATGCTACACGTCTAGCCACACTGATCACCTCCTTTTTTGTTAGATTTTTATCACTTTACTATTCCATATGATAAATTTTTAACTTCTCCTCTTTTATAACTTTGTTCTACTATTATTACATTATTATTTCCCAATGAAATAATATATGCTTCTTTAAAACCTCTACATAATTGTCTTAAAGATGGTCCTCTATCATATTCAGGTTCACCGTCAAATTTACCTATTCTTAATATTCCACAAGGTATTAATTTTTCTTTTATTAGAGTTACCATACCTTCACTCATTGTAGAAGTGGAAATTGCAACCATTCTATGGCAATTATCTCCTGCTCCTCTTTTAAGTCTAGTTATTTTTCTAATAATATTTTTCTTATCTTTTCCTAACATATAACAATAAGGATAAGCTTCATTATTTCTATGGTTATTCCAAAATTTAACTCTTAATTTACATATCTGATTATATATTTCTTTAGATATTAATACATCAGTATCGGGTTTTTTAATTTTCTTTTTTTGTTTTAATTTCTTTTTTGGAGAGAATCTATTTATTTTTTCTAAACCTTTCACTGTTGTTATTATTGTTCTATTCCTACAATCTATTTCACAACTTACTAAACAATAAATATGTCCACGATGATTTATTTTTTTGATTAATATTCCTTCTCTTCCTGTTCTGACAAAATTGTAAGCATACCATTTTGCTACTTCGGGATGTTTTTCTTCTATTTTTTTAATTTTATTCAGAAACCACTCTCCTATTACAGTTCTAATTTCAGAAGTATCAACGATTTTTACTTTATCTCCAAGTTTAATCATATTACTCCTTTTATTTTGTATCCATATAAATCATATTAGTCAACCCAAATATCAATTCTTTAGGGAAGTTTCTTTCCTTCTTAACTATACTCTTTACTGCTCTACATATTAAACTTGAAATCATCATTACACAGTAAATAATAGACCTCTCTGAACAAGGTAAATTCACAGGTTTTACTTCAAAAGTTTTTCCATAGAATTTTATTAACTTTCTATCTTTGGATTTTATTATGAAGATATGAGCCAATTCTCCCCCCATTCTTCCATCAATAAAATGTTTTGTTTTAGATTGTTTTAAGAATTGATTCCAAACTACCTTTCTAGACTCTAAAGAATCTGTACAAGTTATCACCATTTCGCTTAACTTTTCTTTAGTGTAAAACTTTTTGTATATCTTTACCTTAGTGTCGGAGAAATCCTCTATTATATCTTTCAACGCTTCAACTTTGAAACTGTCTAAATCTTTCTTCCTATAGAACTGGTTGGGTAAATTGTGTTCACTAACTCCATCTTCATCAAAGATTTCAATAGAACCAACTCCCATTTTAGCCAAACTTAAAGCAGTAAAACTACCAGTGGCTCCAGCTCCAATTATACTAACCTTTAAAGAAGATAATTTCCTCGAGTCAACAATCCCAGTTTGTCTATCGTATCTAATTCTTCCGTTTCTAATCCTTCGCATATCTCTACCCTCCTATTAAATCTTTCATATTCAACTTTTCTTTTTACTTCTCTATAACAATTTTCTTTTAATTTTCCTCTAATTGGTAAAACCTTTACTGGAATATCAGCTTGTTGACCTTTGTCATCAATTCTTCCTATCATATCTACATTTTTATTTATACATATAGACAATAAATAAGAATTTTCTGAATGTCTAGTAATATTATCTTCATCGGTTCCTGACCAATGAACTCCAAAGTCATTATGAGAGTGCCACCATAGTTTCCATTTTCCTATATTTTCTCCTCTTCTAATTAACCTACCTAAAAATAAATGTAGAGTTTCTTCATCTAAAGATGTATGAATTGATGTACACTTTTGTTTGAATATTTTAACATTAGTAACAATAATTCTATTACCTATCTTTTTTATCTTACCAAATCCTGAAATTTCTCCTCTAGCTTTTTGTGTATAATGAACCATTTTAGAATAAGCTAAATTTGATAATTCTAATTTTATATTTTTACCCCACCACTTCTCTAAAAGTAAATCTTCTGCTAAATCCTCTTTAAAAAAATTCTTCATATTATACCTCCTTCATATTTTAATTATTATATTATTATTCGGATTAGATATTCCTCTTAGTTTTAATTTATAATAAGTTTCTCCTAAAGAGTAACATGAGCCATTCCTGTCATTTTCCCAAGAATTATCGCTAACTACTGTTCCTGTAGAACCTTTACGTGCAAGCCCTGCGATTTGTTCTACAACTTTTATTTTATCACCTATTTTAAATTTCATATTGTTTTATATTAAAAAATCATTTACAATAAAATCAGTATCTCTTAATAGCACTCCTTTTTTTGCCCAGTTTTCTTTTAACTCTTTTAGTGGTAAATTAGGTAGTTCTTTTATTGCATCTTCTACCACTATAATTCTATAATTTCTTTTCTCCAATCCCAATACAGCTAAGTTTACACACACATTTGTCGCAACTCCATAAACTATTACTATAGTTGGAGATAAGAATTCTAATATATTAGAAGTATGTTTATTTCCTTCAAATACATCAAATTTATCCTTTTGTATAATAATGTTTCTTGCTCTTTCTAATACAGAAAAGTTTATTTTTTCATTATTCCAACCACATATATAGTAGTTATCACCATAATTACAATTAGGACAAGTTTCTGGTATAAATTCTGCACCATCAGTTCCTGCCATACAGTGAGGAGGGAATGTAGTTTTAAAATCAGGTTTATCAGATATTTCTTCTGTATCTTTTCCGTGATAATCTGCCGTATTTACAACTATAATATTAAATTTCTTAGCGGCGTTGGTTAGTTTTTGTAAATTCTTTTTTATTAACTCTGCTCCTTCTACATATAACGCACCATCTTTGTTTATGAAATCTTTCTGTGAATCGACATTCCAAAATATTACTTTCATATTACCTCCTTTTTAATATCTATTTTTAGTGTTGCTCGCCTTCTGGGTATCTTGTAGATATCTTTTGCTCTATTTTTATATTCATATCATTGGTTGTTTTGCCACAACTTTTACATTTTTGATTTGGTATTACATTATCCCAATAGTTTCTATCATCATATGCACCATAGTTGGTTTTATGATTACCACAATTTTCACATTCTAAATCACAGACACAGTCCCTTCTAAGTTGATTATAAATTTTTAATACTTTCATCTTTCCCTCCTTGTTAATTATATTTAAATCTCTAAATTAGCCCCTTTTATTATAACTGTATTTGCTAAATCCATTCCAGTTTTCAAATCAATTCCATTATTTTTATCATAGTAAGAAACATTTTTTATTTCCAGAGGATAACTATCTGTATCATATTGTAATTTTACTTTACAATTTCCTGGAATTTCCTTTAATACCTTTACTAAATCTTTAACAAGCATATTACCTCCCTATTCTTTTATATTATTCTCTATACATTTTAACAAATCCTACAATTAAAACAATACAAGATATTAGAAACCATAGATAATTTGTTAGAGTAAAAGGTATGTTATTAATGTCCATAAATTTTCCTAAACTCACTCCTCCTATAAATATTAAAATAAAAGCAAAAACCATATTATACCTCCTTTCTTTTTTATATTATTCCTTTTGTTAATTTTTTCTTATTTGTAATTGGTGTATATCCAATTAGCATTAATATTAGTTGAGTTAGTTGGTCTGGTTTCTTTTTAGGTTGTTTTCTTTTCATACTACTCCTTTATACATCCATATCTGCTACTGGATACATGTGCACGTTATTTATTATCTCTTCCCATCTACTTCTATCTTCTACTACCTCAATTTCTTTAGCACCACCACTGCAATCATGAAAAGTATAATAGTCTTGGTCTTCAAATATTATAAAAGTTTTGCCATCATCAAACATTATATATCTAGCTTCAAAGTTTTTCTTTCTTTTGGAGAGAACCTTACTGTAAGAGTAATCTCTTTCACCCCTAATCTCTAATATTCTCATTCCTTTTAATGAATGTATTCCTATCATACTACCTCCTTTATACCAAACAATAAATAATTTTCATTCCAATATGTAATCCCTGATCTACATTAGGATTATAAACGTTTTCAGATTTAAAATAATCAATTATCCAATGAGATATAGTTTCTATCAAACCTAAGTAAATATTATTAGTTATTAAATATACTATACCTCCGTGTATTAAAGAGTGGTGGCTGAGCCACATCCACCACAACCTCATAGGTTTCTGTCCTTTAGGCACTTTAGACATATCAATAGGTGTGCTCCTTCTTTTCCCTCTGGACATTTCACCAGGTTGTAAAGCACCATCTGCTAAAGAGTGTCCGCATATTAGTAAGAATAATAATTGTAAATTCATTATCTCCCTATTGTAGGAGGGGTTGGCTTCCTACTTGATTTTTGTGGTTTTGTGATTCCTGGTATATATAATTTTTTAGTGATAGAATTTTTAATCATTTTAGGTCTTTCTGTTTTAAATTTATTTTTCTCTACTCTTTCCGTTATTAATGTTACTATATGGTTTGGTATTTCTCCCCTAACATTATCATACCAAACTTTAAGACAATTATCTATTTCTTTATATGTAATTCCCAATTCCTTCTCATCTGTCTGCCCTTCCCATAGTCCTGCACTGGGTGGTTTATTTATTATCTCTTTAGGAATATTTAAATACTTAGCCAACTTAAATACTTCTGTTTTATATAGGTGTCCAATTGGTTCTAAAGCACAAGCTCCATCACCGTGCAGAGTATAATATCCTAACATTAACTCTGTTTTGTTTCCAGTTCCTACTACTAAGGCATTAAAAAGATTTGAATAATCATATAAATATATCATTCTAATTCTAGCTTTTATATTTCCCAATCTGTTGTTTTCTTTGAATTTATTATGACAAAAACATTCTCCATATAGTTCATCAACATTTTTCTTTATATCAGTATAATGATTTTCTAGATGTAACCAATCTATAAGAATATCACAATCTTTTAAATCATGTTGTTCTCCATAAGGTAATAAAATTCCTTCTACATTATCTCTCTCCAAACTTCTACATAATAAAGTAGCCACAACTGCTGAATCCAATCCTCCAGATATACCAATGACCGCTTTAGAAAATCCCTTCTCTTTAAATGTTTTAGATATAAACTCTTCAATTTTTTCTGTTTCTTTTTTACAATTCATTTTATCTCCTTATATAAACCCTGTTTTAAAATATAACTTTCTACTTCAAAAGGTACATAACCTGTTATAGGATCTTCTCTTTTAACCATTTGTCTAATTAAAGTTGACCTAATATAATTCTTTTTTTTCATAAAATCATATCCTGCGAATTTAACTG